ACCAGACTTGGGTGCGGGCCATCATGTCGATGGACGCGGGCGCACGACACGTCAAGGCGTTCTCCCTCTGCGACGAGTTGCTCAACAGCTAGGTCTACGCTACTGAGTGCCACCCGCTGATCCGGTTCCCTCACGCCGGGTCAGCGGGAGGCCTCCCCTCTGGAGACCACGGACATGGCTAAGAAGAAAGCCACCGACGAGAAGCCAGCCGCCAAGAAGCCGAGCAAGAAGGACGCGGAGCTGCTGGTGCCGACCCGGTACACGATCCCGCCATGCCCGATGTCACGCAAAGAGACGTTGGCATACGTTGACAAGTGGAAAAAGGAATTGTGAGGTGAGCCGTGGCGTTGACGACCCTCGCCGACCTGAAGACGTACTTGGGCATCAGCGACTCGTCAGAGGACGCCCTGCTCAACCTGTTGATCGCTGACGCTGACGCGGCGATCCTGGGCTACATCGGTCGCACCATCGAGCAGGCCACGCTGACAGAGTATTACAGCGGCGACGGGACGCAGATGCTCGTGCTGAAGCAGCGTCCCGTGACGGCGGTGACTTCGGTTCACGTTGACCAGTCGGGCTATTCCGGGCAGGGCAGCGGGGCGTTCGCCAGCGCCACCGAGTGGACAGCGGGCGAGGACTTCTACATCCGCACCGAGGTCGAGAACGAATCCAACACCGGGGAACTGGTGGCGATCAAGGGGCCGGGGACGTTCACCGCTGACCACCAGCCGAAGACCTGGGGCGAGTGGCCGCACGGTACGGGCAACGTGAAGGTGATCTACACCGCCGGATACGCGACGGTGCCGAGCGACCTCGCTGGCGGGTGTCGGATCCTGGTGGCGTGGATGCGGGCCAGCCGGGACAACGGGATGCCGGTGAAGTCTGAGAAGCTGGGGTCGTATTCGTACACGCTGCTCGATGATACGGGGATCCCCGAGTTGGCGACGATCAGGGGCATCTGCAACCGATACCGGAACATGATTCTGATATGAGCCTGAGCGGACTCCTCACGCAGCGAGCGACGATTGAGCGATGGGCACGCACGGTGGATGATTACGGTGAGGTCGCACCGAGCTGGGCCAGTTCATCGACCGACGTGCCGTGCCTGATCCAACAGCGCAACGGAAAGATCGACGAGACAGCGGCGGGCCGCGAGTATGATTTCAGCGCGGTGGGGTTCTTCAAGCCGGGTGCAGACATCAAGCCCCAGGCCAGCGACAACGCGGACGGTGACCGGATCGTGGTGGACAGTGCGACGTACCAGGTGCGGGGCGTGGGTGACGAGACGGGACGGGGCAAACTGTTGACGGTCTACCTGGAGCGTGACTGATGGCTGGATTCCCTGGCGCTAAGTTGATGAACGCGTTGAAATGGCAGAAGGCGTTATTCGCCGCCGATACCAAGGTCAAGGTCGGCATCCGGTCTGGGTTGGTCAAGATTGGTCAGGCAGTATCGACGCAGGCCAAGACGCGCGTCCCGGTGTCCAGCGGGGCGGCCAGAGATAAGGCTACCGGACGGTTCAAAAGCAAGGGCTCCAAAGCCGGGCATCTGAGGCAGTCTATCCGATACGAGGTAGTCGGTACGACGGCGGTGACTATGGAAGCGAGGATCGGGACGAACGTGGAGTACGGAGTGTTCGTCGAGTACGGGACAGACAGGATAGCCGGTGGAGCTGTGAAGGCTCTGGGAATGGGCGACCAGATCCAGGATTCCCAGGCGATTTTCTCATGGCCTGCGTTGGCGGCGAGAAACGGTAAGGAACAGCAGATGCCTTGGCTACGGCCAGCCGCGTTCATGTACCGGGCCAAAGCGAAGGGCATAATGATCACAGCCATGAACAGAGCAAGGAAGATAAAATAAGGTGGCTGATCTGTCAGAAGTCTGGAAGGGGATCCGCGATGTCCTCGTCGGCGACGCGACGCTGACCGCCATGCTGTCGTCGGCGTCGTCGGTCTACGAACGCGACCCGCCGCTGGAGACTGGATTTCCTATGCTCACGCTGTGGCAGGTCACCGACGGGGCAGTCAACGCTGTCAGCGGCTACGGCGAGTTCCGTGCTGACGTGCAGATCGACGTGTGGTCAACCAGCCCCAGGACCAACGAGCAGATCAAGTCACGTTTGGACGAACTGTTGGAGATCCCGCGAGTGGTGACGACGCAGATCAGCACGACGAATTACAACGTGACAAACTGCACTCGCACCAATTCACGGTTCGTTGGTACAGTAGAGATCGAGGACGACGGGAAGCACATACGTCACCTCGCCACGGAATGGCGAGTGACGATCCGCAAAACGACATAGCAGGAGATGACTCATGGCGATTGGTGACATTGTTGGTGGCCCGGCTGACGTGGAGCTGGGGGCAGCATCATCGGAAGCGACCATCGGAAACACGACCGGGGGCGTCACCGCGACGGTGACACCGCAGAACCGCGAACGGATCGTGGACAAGTACGGCTCGACCGCCATTGCCATCATCCACACGGGTGACGAGGTGCGGGTGACCGTTCCTTGGGCCGAGTGGGCGCAAGCGACGCTGAATGAAATATACGACCCCGGCACCGACGCCGGTACGTCGAAGGGCGTCGGTCGTTCGGCTGGCTACATCTACACGACCCAGTCGATGGACATCACGCCGTTCCTGACAGCCGACGCCGCCAAGACCGTCGAGTTCTACAAGGTGACGCCCATCGGCGAGGTCAGCATGGCGTTCAACAACGACGACGACCGGATCATGGAAGTCGAATACGCCGCCCTTGCTGACGTGACCAAAACTGACGGCTCGCTTGTCGGATTGCTGAACCTGAGCTAGTCGCTGCTTGAGTCGCTGCCCTCCTGACGTTAGGCTAGTCGGAAACCACACCGGCTGGCCTAGCGTTTTTTATGGGAGGAACACGGATGGCGAAGAAGAAGGTTGAGCGGCCCGCGACCATCGACGTGGAGATCAGCACCGGGGAAGTCATCACGGTGGGGATGCTCGATTGGAAGGGTTACAAGGAACTAAAGCCAGCGCTAGTGAACACGATGGCGCAAAGGGCGGCAGAGACATTCTCCGACCCTGGTGTTCTGGAAGGCACTGGCGGCGCGGCGGCGATGGCTCCGCTCTTGGCGGGACTCGACGAGGCGATGAGTGACCTGACCCCATTGTTCGTCGAGGCCTGCGTTGAGGACAAGAACTCCCTGGGTGTCGTCAGCCGTCCGATTGACTGGCTCAGGCTCCGCGAAGCAGCGGCCCAGGTCAACGACCTCAACGAGATCCTGGAACTGGAGGGAAACGCACTGGCGGCGGCGATCACAGCAGTGATGAGCCGCCTGATGGGAGCGACCGATGGTGGGTTGCAATTGAGCACCAGCTCGCTGCCGCTTACGGGTGGACAGTCCCAGACATAAACCGGATGCCGTGGATCGACGTGTTCGGTCATCTGCACGAGATCATCCAGAGCAAGGTCGGCGCACTGCGGTGGGCGATCACGGCGGCGTCCTATGCGCACATGGAAAAGGCTGGCCGTAACTCGGTGGACGCTTCGCTAAAGGAATACGAGTCGGTTGAGGTACGACCGGGCAAGGGGACGACAAACACTCAGGTCAAACACGCCGCCTACGACGCGATGCCGGACGAAGCCAGGGTGTTGTCTATCGGAAGCTGTCTGGCGAACGAGGGGCTGGTCTTCCTCGACAGACGGCAACACCATCGGGAATGGCTGGCTGAGAAAGGTATATCGCCCGAGGATGCCCGGTTGCGGTATACTGCGTGGAGAGCCGAAAAGGACGCCGCCAAGGAGAAGCGGGCAGGCGGTGGTGATCCGGTGGGTGGAGATGATTGATGGCGGACACGGTCACGCTCGGAACGGTGACGATGAACGGGCCGGTCGGTGGCGGTCAGAGCGTGCGACCCAAGGCCCGGTTCGTCTCCGGTCGCACGGTCAACGGGACAACCTACGTCTACCAGAAGAACGACCAAACGCAGAACGTCTGGGTGTTGTCCTTCAAAGACCTGACCGCCGTCCAGAAGACAGCGTTGCAGACATATTTCAACGACGTGGCGAAGGGGCCGAGCAACACGTTCAGCTACACCCACACGGACGGGACGACCTACACGGGTGTCAGGTTCCTCGACAACGTGTTGGAGTTCAGTCGGATCGACGGCGGTGCGTTCTTCAGTTGTAATCTCGAACTCCTTATCGCCGCCGAGGTTGACGACTGATGCCCGGTGAAATCCAAACCTTAGTCACAATCTTCCGGGCTAACTCGACTCAGTTCCATGCGTCGATCAAACGCATGGCGGCGTCGGTGAAGCGGCTGGCGGCGGTGACGGCTACAGCAGGCAAAGCTATAGGTTCGTCGTTCCAGCAGATCGGGATGGTGGCGGGCGGTGCCACCATCCTCGCCATCAAACACTTCGCGGAATACGAAAAGCGGATGGTGGCGGTGAAAGCCGTCACCGGAGCGACCGGCAGGGAATACGCAAAGCTACAGAAGAAGGCGAAGGAGATGGGTGCCACCACCATCTTCACCGCTGAAGAATCAGCCGAAGCGATGCAGGTCATGGCGATGGCCGGGCTGACTACCGGCGAAATCATGATGGCGATTGGGCCAGCGATGGAGCTGGCGGCGGCGGGTGAGATCAGCGTAGCGGACGCGGCTGACATTGCCGCCAAGACCATGCGCGGAATGCAGTTGACCGCGTCGGATTTGACGACGGTTAACAACGTCCTGGTCGGGGCGCTTACCACCAGCAACACGACCATGATGATGCTCGGTGATGCGTTGAAGTACGTTGCCCCGCTTGCGGCATCGACCGGGACCAGTATTGAGGACACGGTGGCGGCAATCGGCAAGCTGTCCGATGCTGGCTTCCAGGGGTCGATGGCGGGCACCGGACTGCGGCAGATAATGGCGAAGCTGTCGGGGTCGGCACCGGCGGTTACCGCCAAACTGGAAGGGATGGGAATCAAGACGCTCGATGCGGCGGGCAATATGCGCCCGCTGTTCGACATCATTGCCGACATCGAGGCAAAAGGGTTATCTGCTGGAATGATCATGCAGTTGTTCGGCGCACGGGCCGGGCCGCAGATGCTCGCCCTGCTTGGCGTCGGGTCTGATGCACTCAGGGATTATTCTGACGAACTACACGCCGCAGACGAAGCGGGTATCGCCGCCCAGATCACGCAGGAGAAACTCAACTCGGTCTGGGGCCAGTATAAGCTGATGGTGTCGGCTGTCAGCGGTGTGGTCATCGAAGCCGTCGAGAAGATGCTGGGAAGCGTGCGCGGGTTACAGTCCGGTTTCCTGGAGTTCTTTGAAGACGCCAAGAAACGGGAAGGACTGGTCAACGGTCTGGCGGCGGTCTTCAAGAAGACAGTCGATGTCGCCAGGTCACTGACAGCCGCTCTTGTCAAAGCGTCTCCGGCCATCGGCCAAGTGGCTTCCATGTTCGGCAAAGTGATCGGGAAGGTGAGTGACTTCCTGATCAAGAACCCACTAGTTCTGGCTGCGTTCGTAGCGTGGAAAGCGGCCCAACTGCTGGGAGTCGTACCTGCGCTGATGTCAACAGTCCGTTGGCTCGGCGTAATGATCTCGACGATGAGTGTCGGGGTGGTCAAGGCTATCGGCCAGATGATCGTTGCGATGGGTGCGCCCCTGCTTGGATCGTTAGGTCTGGCAAAGGGTGGCTTTGCCTCGATGGGAGTAGCAGCGACAGCGGCATGGGCAGCGGCGACCGTTGGCATCACGTTGCTCATCGCCGGGCTGATCACGCTCGGTGCGTGGTTGATCTCCAGGCGCGAAAAGATCCTGGCGTGGGCGCAGAGTATCAGCGGCAACCTGATCCCCACCATCAGGAGGATCGGCGGTGAGGTTCTCGACTGGGTTAAATCTCGATGGGCGATGTTCCTCGAGTGGTTTGAATCCAAGGCGACGCCGATCATCGACAAGATAGCCGACGCGTGGGAGCAACGGGTATGGCCCGCGTTGCAGCGGGTGTGGGAAGTCATCTCGACGAAGCTGATGCCAGCGTTCGGTAGACTCATAGCTAAGGTGGGCAGCAAGCTGATGCCCATCTTGGAGGATCTGGGCGCAATTCTGGGCATGGCGTTGATCCTGGCGCTCATATCCTTTGCGGAGTGGCTGGAGCGGAGCGTCCCGCTACTGGAGGCTTTTGCAGACGCGGTCGAGGCTTCAACGCCGTACATCGTGGGGTTCATAGAGGCGGGGCTGCAACCGCTAAAGGGTGTCCTGTTTACGATCAAGATGATACTCGGCGCGCTGATAAAACAGTTCGAGAAGCTCCAAGCCCTGATGTTGGCCGGACTCCCCGGTATGGATGCCGGGGACCAGGCGGCCCTGGATGCAGCTGTGGAGCGGAACAAGGCCAAAGCCCATGCGATAGATGCGGAGCGGGAAAGGCAACAGGCGGCACGGGACGCCCCGCTCCCCGGCGACACCGACGACGAGACACCGGAGGAACGGAAGAAGCGACGAGCCAAGGCGGTCTCGATGAGACCGGTTATAGCCACGGGTGGTGGTGTCGGTGCGGGCGCTGGTGGGGGCGCTGGTGGGGGCGCTGGTGGGGGCATGGGTGCGGGCGGTGGTGGTGGCGATCCAGCCTCGGCGGGGATTCTTCAACGACGGCAGGATGAGCAACGTGACAAGCTGAGGGAGAAGCAGTTCGGGAGAGAGGCGACGACAGAGACTGGCGAGTTCGGTGACTTCCTGGACAGCCGTCCTAGCGCCGGGATGATTGGTGATTATCTCGACACCGTGGATGGAATCTCGGCTGCTGACAAGACAGCGGTGGCCGACCGATACGATGCCCAGGACGCGGCCAACGAGCGGGATCTGGAACAAGACTTAGCCGCTGCCAACACTCGACTTGAGGCTGCACGTAAACAGAAAGAGAAGCAGTTGGAGTGGATGCAGTCGTCGGGGTCGTCAGAGGAGTTCATCGAAAAGCAGCGACAGCAGAACAGGATTGACCTCCAGAAGATGAAAGCGAAGGAGGACAAGGACATCGGCGACAAGGACGCCGCCCGGCGCAAGGCCAACGCCGACCAAGCCGAGCAGGATTATCTTGCACGTCGATCTGCGCACCACCAGCGGGAGGCTCGTCTGAACGCGGAGAAGGACCAGCTTGAAGTGGGTTCCCTGACGAAGCGTCTGGAGGCTCAGAGAACTCACGGCGACCAAGCGTTGAACTTCGCGACCGAGCAGACGCAGCGGGAGTTCACTCTACTCCAGCAGAAGTTTCAGGCCGGGCAGATCACGCAGGAGGAATACGCTGCCAGTCTCGCCCGGCTCAACCACGGGTTCTCGACCGGGCAGCAATGGGCGACGAGATTGACCCAAGCGCAGAACCTCGTCGCCAACTCGTCGGCTGGGATACAGCGGCACATGGCGGGGGTGAGGCAGAAGTTTCTCCAGTTGCAGAACACGTTCCAGCAGGGGAACATGACGCAGTCGCAATACAATGCGGCGCTGAAGGAACTCAACAAGTCGATGAACGAAGGTACGGCGGCGGCGAGAAAGGAAGCTGCGGCCAAACGGAAATCTATGCAACGGGCGAGCGGAGGGGGACGCGGTGGCGGTGGCGGTGGTGGTGGTGGTGGACAGCAGGTTGACGCGAGCAAGGCTCACCCGCTCGACGTTATGTTCCGCGATCTGGCGATGGCGATGGCACGAGCGGGTGCGGTGCATCCGTGGGGTGACAAGTATGCGACCCGAATAAGCAACCTCCGAAGCCGACAGAATGCTCGCTTTAAAGCGGAGATGGACATTGCCGCAATTCAAAAGAAGATAAACGACTACACGCTGGCACAGAAGCGTCGGCAGATGGCGTGGCTGAGGGCGAATGCACCGATGTACGGAACAGCCGGAGTTGACCCCGGCATGGTGACCAAAACCGAAGGCAACGTCACGATGTCGTTCCCGAACGTCACGCGGATGAACAACGAGGAGATCGCTTCGGTGTCCGACCGCATCGACGAGTATAGAGAACGAGTCGGGCGGCAGGTGGTCTAGTGGCACGCTCAGTCAATCTGCCCGACTCGTTCAAGGCCGAGATGACCCGCGTGGGTGGTTCGTTCCCCAGGTTCGTCCTGGGTATCGACTACGACGGCACGCTGAAATACTACAGCGACATCTCCATCGGCACGGCGGAGCTGAACGCCACCGGCAACATCAACAGTTGGGGCCAACTCCAATTGCAGGCGACGCCTGGAGCGGTGGGCGGTCACCAGAACATCACGCTGTCGTTAGCCGACCCCGACCTGACCCTCATCGACGACTTCACCGACTGGCCGGGTATCCAGACTCGCCCGTGCTACATCTATATGTACTACGACCCGGCTCCGACCGGAGGCGGGTGGGCGGATCGTATAACGCTGTTTAAGGGCGTCGTCGGTCCCGGCATGAAGTTCGACGAGAAGTCGGCGACCTGGAACCTGTCGCTTGTCGACATCGGGAAGAAGAACAACCCCACCATCGGGGTGCATTTCAGCCGCCAGATCTTCTCGGAGATGAACTGCTCGACCTGCGGCGATGACGCCATCATCCCCATCGCCTACGGTGATCCGGTGAAGGGTGTCAGGGGTTGCGTGATCCAGCGACCGGGGAGTGGCGCGATATGCCAGGCACCGTGTACGGCGTATGCGAACTACACCGAGACGGACCTGCTGGGGGTGTCGTGTTCGTTCAATGGGCCGGACCTCTGGTTCACGATCTGTTCTGGGACGCGGTGGCAGTTCTCCCTGGGCGAGCAGTGCATTGTCCTGAGTGACCGGAATCGGATTGAGAGGGTGTGTGGCAAGCTCCATTCGAGCGGACTGTTCGAGATATACGACTTCAACAACTTCAGCCACTTCTCGTGGGACGCCGGGAGCCAGAGGGACGCGCGTGGCTCATGGGTGGCGACGGGGCGCGGGTCGTACTACGTGTACGGCGGCGAGAAATTCCTGACGCTACCGAAGACGGCATTCGCCGACTGGACGAACGGGGGAGCTGGCTTCGCGGACGCGATTGGGGTGTGGGTCAATTGTGACGGCTGGAGATACTTTCCGGCTGCGATGTGGGCGTCGGTCTCGGGGAGTCACGTCGCGTTCATCAATATCGGCGAGGGTGCTGGGGGGCTGATGGACCCGTGCCCGAACAACAACTACGAGTTCATCGCAGTACATAACGGGTCAGCCAGCACGCCGTGGAACGGGTGGTCAGTCGGGACAGGGGTGCGTGCTGGTGACCCGTTTGTATACGCCGTGAACTTCCTTCCCAGCGAGGCCGTTCTCGACATCCATTTTGAGAATCAAAACTACATCAACCACAGCAACTGGTATGCCAACCTTAACGACACGTCGTACAATGTCGCGTTGAAGCGTGACACGAGCGACCCCGGCATCACCACCGTCACGCTCTACGATTGGTGGGACGTCTACAACCCCTTTGATATGTGGAGTGGAGAGAACCAGAAGCTGGATTCCATTCTGGCGAACCTGAGAGGAATCGTCGGTCACGAGGATCACCGGGCCTATGACGGCGACGCGCTCAAGCATCCGGTCGATGTTATCGAGGACTATCTGACCAACCCGTTCCTGGGCAACACACCCTACTCCATGATCGACACAGCGTCCTTCGACGAGGCCAAGGACCGCATCGACGACCTGACTCAGGACATCGCCCCGAGCAACGCTCCGCAGGGATTACGGTTCGCCTTTGCTCAATACAAGACAGAAGAACTGAACAATCATATCCAGCAATTGGCCGTGCAGGGCACGATGCTGCTGTTCTGGGATATGGGGATGGCCACGCTGCGGGCCATCTTTCCAAACTGGGACCAGTCAGATACTGTCTTCGAGGTCAACGAGTCAAACCAACAGGATGACACGTTCGGCTTCGACATACTCGACATCGAGAAGTCACCGACCGAGTTGGTGGGATTGTTCACCGCGTACAGCGACCTGTACAACGCGACCTACAACTTCCGCAGTGACCGGGCTATCGAGCAACGGATCATCCGAAGGTCGAGCGAGGCCGAATTGTTCAGGCCACGCAAGTCAGAGTCGGTGAAACTGACAGCGTACCAGGAGGTCTATTCGGTCAGCTATGTCCTTGAGACGTGGCTGCGTGACCGAGTGAACACCAGTGCCAACGTGACGGTCACGCTTTACCTCGACGCGATGCACCTTCAGCCCGGCGACATCATTGACATCCAGAGACAGAGTGGTGTGCCGAAGGTCTTGATGCACAAGCTGGCTCGGGTGGAATCAGCCAGCCAGAACATCGGCGATTCTCGCAATGGCCAACCGGGCCTCATCAAGACCAAGAGCCAGATCCGTCTGACCGACTTTGCGATTGAGGCGGCGCAGTTCATCGAGCAGGATTGCGACCAATCGGTGACGGCTCCCGGCGTGACGACAGCACCTCCCAGGGTTGGCCCGGCGACAACGACCGTCCTGCCAACCAGCACAACCGTCACGGTTCCGCCAGCGACCACGCTCCCGGCGACTACGACAGTCAACCCGGTGCCACCGACTACAGTCACTACCGTGACGACGACGCCTCCGACCTGTACCGCGTCGGGCAACTGCGCGTGGCAGTATGACCCGTCCTTGCCCGTGGCTGGGAATCCGTGTTGGCCGTTCGTCCTGATTGACAGCGACTGCGGCGCAGGCGAGTTCTGTTATCCGATGTACTCCGGTGGCAGCGCGAACGGGTGTCCGTCCGGTAGCCCAGGACTACTCCAGTGCCTGAACACGCCCTGCCAAACTGCGACGACAACAGCCCCGACGACGACGACCAGCACCAGCACAACGTTGACGACCCCGGATCCGGGTTGCTTGTTTAGTTGCTTCTGGGTCTGGACGGTCGGCACCAACGGGATCGGTGTCTATGTTCTGCACCCGAACAGCCTCGCTTGCACGAGCGTCTCGGGATGCGACTGTCTGGCGACTCCGCCCAGTTCGTTCAGCGGGACCGTGTGGATCTCTCAGTGCGGCGCGTCTTGGGCGACCACGACGACGACAACGACGACAACGACGACTCCTCCGACTTCGACTACCGTCACGACTCAGATGGGGTGCCTTGGTCATTGTGTGTGGACGTGGGAGGGTGCTGAGAACCAGCAGGGCAACGGATGGTACGGATCGTGGACGCTGCAAAGCAATACTTGTCAGGGTGACACAGCGTGCGGGTGCTGCGAGCCGGTCGCTTCGGGCGGCAATGTCCCGTTTGGCCAGCCGAGTTTCAACCCCGACCAGACGCGCCCCGGCTCGATGATCTACACCCCGTGCCAGACGATGGACTGCGAAGACCTCGGCACGACCTCCGCCCCAGCCACCTCGACGACCACGACGGTGCCACCCGTCACGACGCCCGCAGCAACGACGACAGTGACGACCAGCGTCACCACGGCGACGCCGACGACCACGACCACAGTGTCGCCTGCCGGAACGTGTGACGGGGTATGTGTGTTCATCTGGCAGGAGGGAAGCTGCAACGGGTTCTGCCATTACAAATGGGATACGGACCTGAGCCGGTGGGTCAACGTCAGCAACGCCAAGTGCATTTCGTCTGGTGGTGCCTCGTGTGAGTGTAATCCCTACGACCCGGTCGCCATCGACCCCTATGACCCAACGGCTGGCGGGAAACGCAGTGTAGTAGGCGGTAACCCTGAGAACCCCACGTGGCTGTCGCGTTGCACGTGCGCTGGTGTGTCAAGCGGCCAGCCGAACAATCAGGGTGATTGCTCTGGCGGCTACGTCTTGTGGAAGTCGTCGTGCGATGGAACCGACCCGTTGTGCCTGTGCCCCAACCCGCCGACCAAGAAGGGTGATAGCAAAATCGTCACGGATTGCGTGAGCTGGGATGATGGTGTCACCACTACCACCACGACAACCACTACCACCACGACAACTACAACCACTACTACCACTACCACTACAACCACTACCACTACCACTACCACTACTACTACGACGACGACGACGACGACAGTGGCACCGACAACTACAACCACCACCACTACCACCACGGAAGCCGTCACGACCACAACAACCACGACCGCCGCGCCCCCTGATCCGTGCGACGCGGCACCGGGCGCACCATGTGCGTGCGGGTGTGCTGCCTTCTTGTGGACCGGCATCGGCTATACGATGACCGACAACTACTGCACCGGAGCCTGTTCGCCGCCAGCCCCGCCAGGATCCTACTGGGGTGACACTATCTACCGCTGCTGTGAGTGACTGTTCCTAGGAGTGACCCATGAGTACCCCGTCATTCTCTGCGTCAAGTTCGGCGTCTCGACCAGCCTCGTGGAAGCCCGGCACCAGACCGGGAGGTGGCGGTGGCCCACCTCCGTGCGACGTGGGGGAACTATGTGCGTGCGGGTGTGTCACCTTCGTGTGGACCGGCAGCAGCTATACGATGACCGACAACTACTGCACCGGAGCCTGTTCGCCGCCAGCCCCGCCAGGATCCTACTGGGGTGACACTATCTACCGCTGCTGTGAGTGACCCATGTGCCTCGCCGCCGTTTGAATACGAGGGCGACCTAACCGAGAAGGAGAAACACGATGGCCAATTATGCGACCGAGAAGGTTTTCGCAACACAGACTGCCAACGGACAAAGCACGACATTCGACTGGCCGGGCGGCATCGGTCAGTTCATCGCCGAGGGGACGTGGAACGGCGCGACCGTCAAGCTGCAAGTCTCGCCGGACGGCGGCACGACGTGGCTGGATGTCGGCAGCGACGTGACGCTGACTGATGACGGCATTGGCAACTTCGAGCTGGGCGGCGAAAGCAACTTCAAGATCCGTGCCGACTTGGCGTCCGCTGGCGGGTCCACGTCTCTGGATTGCTGGATGACCGTGCGGCACCTCTAGCCGCCGAGGCTTGACGGTGTTTGCGGTTGCGATAGACTGTTCGGTATGCAATTGCAGTTCGACACCGGATCGCCGAGCGAGCATTTGGTCATCGACGACTTTGCTCCGCTGCCGGTGATCCGAGCCGCCGCCAAGACATGGCCCGATGAGCGGTGGCCCTGGTGGCACAAGTACGATGACGAGACGGCGTTGAAGTTCGCCACGATGGGCCGCGCTCCGTTCCCGCCAGCGGCGCAACTGTTGCTTGACCGGATGGCGACGCTGGACGTGACGGGGCTGCACCCTGACGCCTTCCCGGATCTATCGTTCCACGCTGGCGGAATGCACACACTACCGCCGGGCGGATTCTTGGGGCTGCACACCGACGCCGAGATCCACCCGTTGACCGGATGGACTCGGCTGCTCAACGCCGTTCTGTTCATCGAAGGCGACGGAGACCTGTACCTGGGACAAGACGGGCGCTGTGCCATCCACCCGGTGCCGGGCCGGTTGGTCGTGTTCTCGACACGGCAGGCGTGGCACGGGGTCAACGAAGCGATGACCACACGCAAGTCGTTGGCACTCTACTGGTGGGCCGACCGAATCCCGGTAGCGGGTGCTAACGAGAGGGCGGTGTTTGCATGACAGGGCCGAACTTCGGTCGGAAGGCGTTGAATTTCGGCAAGGCTCTCGTGCGCCATGCGGCTGACGGATTCCAGCGGGCCGACGATGAGGTGATCGCGAAGCGTGAGGGGTTGTGCAACGTCTGTCCCGCGAACAAGGCCGGAGAGTGCGAGCTGTGCGGATGCCCGGTCAAACTAAAAGTGACGTGGCGAAGCGAGCGATGCCCGATGGAGATTTGGACAAATGTATAGTGGTGCCGCTCGGAAGATCCGTGAGGTTGTCAAACGTCTCGGCAACGGGGTGGCTCGTCTGCTGTGCTGGTTAAGGTTGGGATAAGTGAAGGCGACACACGATCAGACATCAGCCTACTACGAGGTCATCACGGAGATCGTGAAGGGCTGTGCGTTCGAGTCGTTTCTGGAAGTCGGCATCGGCAGCGGCGTCCTGGCTTGCAAGCTGACCGAGCGTTGCCCGATGCTCCGGCAGATCACCGGGGTGGACATTCTGGACGGCTACCCACCACCGGACGGCGTCGAGTGGATCAGGGAGGTCGCCAGCGATGATTTCTTCCGAACCGACGACCGGACATGGGATTGCATATTCGTGGACGGAGACCACATGAGGCCGCAGGCGACACGCGACACGATCAACTCGCTGAAGGTTTTGAACGACGACGGCCTGTTGTTCCTGCACGACACCTACCCGCCGAACTCATTGGCACAGACGACCGGGCATATGGTCTGCGGTGATGTGTTCAAGACGTATCTCGCTCTGGCCGAGCGGACTGACTTGGAAGTGGTGACCCTCCCGCTGTGGTGTGGGCTGACAATCGTGAGACGAGTCCACGAGCGCAGGCTGTGGACGATGGAGGAGAACTGATGGCTGACTTGAAGCTGACGGTGGGCATGGCGGTGTACAAGGATTTCGCCAACCTCTGGTCAACGCTGACCTCGCTGCGGATGTACCACCCCGAGATCATCGAGCTGCTCGACATCGTGGTGGTGGACAACGCACCCGATACACCGGACGGTGAGCGCTGCAAAGACTTCGTCGAGAATTGGGTGGCGAAGCAGCCGGGGTTGGGCGGTGCGCGGTACATCCCGTTTGGCGAGTTCAATTCTACGGCGGCTCCCCGCAATCATATTTTCGAGGTCGCCGAGTCTCCGAACGTCCTGGTGATGGACAGCCACGTGATGGTCGAGCCGGAATCCCTGCGTCGGCTGATCGAGTGGTACGACGACAACCCCGACACGCTCGACCTGTACCACGGGCCGTTGATCTACGATGACCTGCGGCACACATCGACACACTTTCAGGACGAGTGGCGATCTGAGATGTGGGGGACGTGGGGCACCGACGAGCGATACCAATACGAGCGACGGGTGGAGATCACACGGGGTGACAACGGTGAAGTGGCCGTCCAAGTTCACCGAACCGAGTGCGAGCCGTTCGAGATCCCAGGCATGGGCCTCGGCCTGTTCACCTGTCGCCGTGATGCGTGGTTGGGATTCAACCCAGACTTCCGAGGGTTCGGCGGCGAAGAGATGTACATCCACACCAAGTACCGGCAGCTCGGTCGGAAAGTGATCCTGCTGCCGTGGTTACGGTGGGCGCACCAGTTCGGTCGTCCTGGCGGCGTCCCGTACCCGCTGTCGGTCGAGGACAAGTTCCGCAACTATCTGATCGGGCTGAGTGAGCTGGGCCTGCCGTTGCGTCCGGCGGTCGAGCATTTCGAGGAGAAGCTGGGTGGCGTGAAGGTGGACCAGATGCTGACCGACCAGGGGGCGAGCCGCGACAAGATCGACGAGGGCATGGCCCCGGTGATGCCGGGCCAACCTGCACCGGGACCGGACGCCGTGCAGCCCGCTGACCCGAAACGCGACGAGATGATTCAGGCGATGATGCAGCAGATGCAGATGATGACAGCCGAGCGTGATCGACTGAGCGAGGAACGCGACAAGGCGATGGAGATGCTGGCGGAGGTCCAGACAATCGCCACTCAGAGACAAGAGCGGAGGACGGCACCGTGAGGATTCTCGGATGCTGGTACACGCACTTCGATCCGTTGAACCTGGACCGTGACCGGGCGTTGTTGGAATGCTCGCTCCGGTCGGTCGAAAAGATGGCGGCGGCGTCGGAGCGGTGCGACCCCGTGATCGCGACCTGCGTGTGGAAGCCGCTCGGGTCGCTCAACCGATTCGAGGAGTTCGTGCATTGGCACCGACAGGCGAGTCACCTCTGCATCGCCCAGCAGATCCTTCGCATCCTCTACGAGATGGAGGAACGGGGCGAGCGGTTCGATTACGTCGCGCTGCTGGAGCACGACGTGATGTACCCGCACGACTATTTCGACCGCATCGCGGACGTTGTCGAGAACACCGAAGACGAGGGGAAGCTGGTGACGATCCAGCGAGCGACCTACGGCGGTGCCGATGTCACCGACGTGGTGAACCGTTTGGTGTCCGGTGACCAGACGATCAAAGCGAGTACCGACCTGACCGATGGGAATGACCCGCAACCGGGTGTCGTCAAGAAACTGGTCATCGACTACGAGGCCGAGATTGGCGAACGGTCGCAGGAGTGGGACGAGGGACAGACGGCCGCCTTCCCGAGAACGAAGCCGGTCGGCATCAGCCACCTGGACTACATCGGTCTGCGGGAGACGGGGTGGTGTGAAGCCAACCAGCGTGACGAACCCCTGCACCAAATGTCCTGCACCTGGGAGATGGCGTTGTGGCATTTCGAGCGGGTGTGCCGGGAATGCGTCGTGAAGGGTTCGCGGCTGTTGGAGTTCAACGACCTGATCAACTGCATCATCCCGTACCAGGGCGACGCGCCCAGCGTCCACATCAACCACGAACGGACGTTCACGAGCCACCGGAACATCTACGCCGACCAGGGTAAGCCGTCGCATCCGTATTGGGGCGAGGCGTCCGATTATTGGAACCCGGAGTGGATCAAAGATGTCTGATTGCCGCCACCGACAGGGCCGAGCCCGGTACGAGTTCAGCCGTCACGATGGTGACACCGTCGTCGGGGTGTTCGGTTGTGAGAAGCACGGCGAATGCACGTTGAACGACAGCGGGGTGGTGGTCCCTGATGTGTCGTCGCCCGCCGACCCCGATGGCTGTGACCACCTGGGTGAGCCGACCCACTCGCTACCGGCCACGTGCTGTTCGGATGGTCCGATTGAGATACGCGCGTGTGCGGTGTTCGGCGAATGCTCGGTCAAGAACCCGACACCCCAGGTGATGCGCGTGTGCGTCCGTTGTCACCGACACACCCAACGCGAACGACCGGTGCGGGTGTGTGACGGTTGCCCCGACCTGACCGGTTGAGCGCCCGGCGTGTTTTCTGGCCCCGCCATTTTCTCGGCATTGGTCTATTGCAATCAGCATAGGAAGCCGATACCATATGTGTGGACATCAACGTGATGCCAACAGCGGACCCCAACAGCGGACCCCAACGAGGAGAAAAACGATGACGCTTACAACCACGTACACCGGACCCGAACGCTGCATCGCTTCTGAGCCACGCAAATCGTGCAAGCGTTGCGGACACCCCATCGCCGCCAAGACCCCGATGATCCGGTGGGTCGATGGTCCCGTGATTGGTAAAAGCAAACGGGCCTGGGTCCACGACACCGCGACCTGCCGAGCGGCTGGTGGTGACACCAATCCGGTTGATGCCGACCCGATCCCGTCCACCGACGAACAGGACGACGCCGGGTTGCCCGAGGTGACGTTGGATGGTCTGGTCGCCAAGGTGGTCGCGGAGATGTTCAAGCAACAGGCAATCGAAGCGAAGACCCGTGAGACGCTCAAACGTCTCAGCGACAAAAGCGGCAAACTGGTCGAGTCGCTCCAGGCGACGGTCGAAGCGACGATCAACGACGCGCTGGACAAACGCGACGCACGGACCATCAAGATCATCGACCGGAGCGGTGACGAACGCAAATTGGAAGACGACCACTACCACCACCAGTTCGAGGAGATCTGTCGGTTGGTCGATCTGCGACGCAACATCTATCTGTTCGGTCCCACCGGTGCGGGCAAGACCCACACAGCCGCGCAACTCGCCGACGCGTGCGGGATGCCGATTGACCCCGCGACCGGCAAAGCCCGGTTCGGGTTCATCTCCTGCACCGAGGGGATGTCGGAAGCGATGCTCACGGGTCGGTTCGTTCCGGTCGCCGGGAGTAACGAAAAGGTGAAAGCCCGCTTCAAGCACCTGACCGACGTGGACGGCCTGACCGACCAGGCGGCGTCGGCGGTCCTGATCGCCGAGAGCAACGCGGTGTTCGAGTACCTGTCGGTGCCGCTTGTCGAGTGTTGGGAAAAGGGCGGGCTGTTCCTGATGGACGAGTACGACGCCATCGACCCGAACGTGGGGCTTGTGATGAACGCCGCGATTAGCAACGGGTACCTGTCCCTGCCCAACCGGATGGACAACCCCATCGCCAAACGTCACCCCGACTTCGTCTTGATCGTCGCGGGCAACACGGCGGGCGACGGTGGAGATCGTCAGTACCAGGGCCGCAACGTGTTGTGCGCGTCCACCCTCCGACGATTCCGGTGGGGCATGGTGCGGTTCGGTTACGACGAGAAACTGGAACGGAAGTTGTGCCCCGACACCGCGCTGTTCGGGATGCTGGTGGGACTGCGTCGGGCAATCGAAGAAAACCGGTTGGAGCGGAACGTCTGCACCGGGGACTTTGTCGAAGCCTACAACGACCTGACCGACCTGACCGCAAACGGCGGGTTGAGCCACGACGAGTCCGTGGCGCATTGCTTCCAGGTGATGACTCTGCTGTTCACCGAAGACGAGATGGAACGGACGAAGCGACACATGAACGACAACGGGATCGCCGTCTGAGGGGTCGGACGGTCAACCGGGGTGGGCCAGTTCTCCTCGCCCACCCCGGCGATCCTGTCTTTGCGAAATCAAAAAAAACCGAGAAAGTCTATTGTTGTTGAAATACCCAGCCCCTATTCTGGTCGATGTAACAAACAGACACACGACCCAACCACGGAAAGAAACCACCATGCATTCACAAGAAACCACGATTGACGGGCGGCACACCCTGGTCAACCGGTACGAGTCGCTGGCCGAGGTCACGCGGGTTGTCCGTGAAGACGCCGAGGGCAAAGAGCGCGACCGGTTGATCCATTTGGACAACTCGAGTTGGGTCGGCAAACGGTTCGACAAGAAATGGGACGGCCCCGATGGTCTCACCACGGTGGTCAACACCACGTGGTCCGAGGGCATGACCACCGTGGACGGGATGATGACCAAGTTGCGGGGAGCGGTGACCCAGAAACCACGTAGTCGCCGACGCCGTCGCCAGTGGAGCGACGAGACCGGCCACGACGTTTGTTACGACCGACTGCGGGCGGGACAAGAACAGTTCTGGGTGACCCGTAAAAAGCGTGAGGTCAGTGGATCAGCGACGGCGACCATCGCGGTCAACGTGTGTGCGGCATCCAGTGTGGGGTCGATGGACATTCTTTGGCGGGGTGCGGCGGCGTTGTGCCTGGCCGACCTGTTGACCGAAGCAGGATACAGCGTCGAGATCGTGAGCGGGTGGTGGTCGGTCGGGTGTTTCACCGACTCGACCTCATCCTTCAGCGCGGTGACCCTCAAACGGGGGACCGACCGCCTGGACCGTTCCACACTCGTCAACGCTCTCAGCGGCTGGTTCTTCCGCACTATCGGGTTCGGGGCGTGGCAGGTGAAGTCGAACGGTCGGACACCCACCGGGTGTCTCGGTCATCCCCACAAACTCGAAGACGAAGCGGTCGCGGTGATGACCACCGACGAGCGCGCGGTGGTGGTCGACGAGGTGTGGAACGAATCGGATGCGGTGGAGTTTGTACGCAACGCCCTGGTCGAAATGAAAGTCCTCTAAACCGGTAACAAATTGTTCCCAAACAACGAAGGAATCAAATCATGTTCACGTTTGACAAAGCACGAGTGACGGGTGACCCCGACCGGTGGCAGATGCACCCCGTGGCCGTTGGGGAAGACCGAACCGACAACGAGTGGGCGAACTCTGTTCGTCTCACGGGTGTCAAGAACGGGTCGAACAATCCCGAATGGAGCAACGACAGCGACGACCACCTGGACCGGTTGACCAAGATAACCGGTGACGCGGCGGACCCCGAGAAGAACGGGATGGCTTGGCGTGACCGGACAGCGGTCAATGACGAGACGGGTGTCCAGATACACGACGGCACCATTGACCGGGCGTTGGGCGACTGGCAGGTCATCACGGGGTTGACCCGTGTCTATCTGGGCGAGGACGAGAACGGCACACCCGTCCACATCGGTTGCATCATCAAAGCAGAAGACCGGGCATACGGTGGAGATGTCCGGTGGTCGGGGTTCCGGTTGTGTCCCGATGGGGCTTATCGCCAATGGGTGACCGGTTCCAGTCGGCAGGGTGTCGCCCAGCGGATGACGTACTTTGATGCACCGCGTTGGAGCGATCTCGGCACGCTCGAGATAGACGAAGTCTGGGACGTGTGCCAAGGGGGAACGGTGGCACGTGGTGACGAACAACGACAACAGGAACTCGCCACGGCGGTCGTGTGCGAGGGTGTTGTGATCTTTGGCGTGAAGGAGAGAAACGTATGAGCATTCTGTTTGAGACCGTGGGGATCAACGGCCCCGCGTGGTTCGGGATCGTGGACCGGGATGGGGTGGTCATGTTCGCCCACCACGACGGGTCTACCGAGCGTGACGAGATGGCAGCGGTTGCGATGCTGGTCGCGAATTCACGTCCCGAGGACCGCACGGTGTTCTTCGTCACGGAACTGACCGACGACCAGGAGCTGGTCTACGTCGACCAGTTGAGACGGATTGACTCGTGTGACGTGCCAGAGGTGGAGGAGTTCCGACGCTACCAGTTCGTCCGATCTCTCCAGGCCGATCCCGACATCACCGTGTTGGTCCCTGATCATATGTCCGAGTTCATGGCGACCATTCCGGGGGACGATCCAAGCGACTGGGTGTCGTGCGCGGTTACGGGAGAAGACAAGTGATCCAGAACAAATGCAGATTGTGCATCGACTTCACGGACCTGGAGACGATGTTCCGGTTCGCGGAAGCATGCGAGACATCGGGAATGATCCCGAAGCGTGTGGCGTGTCACCCGTCGAGGACGTGGGACTGGAATAAGGGCACGGGGATCACCCCGGCCAATACTTTTGTGGCAAAGGAGGTGGACGATGAGTGAGGACAACGGTACTCCGGTGTTGACCGGCCAGAAGAAAATGTGGGCTGACATGACGCCCGAGGCGAAAGCAATCCGGTCGGCGGCGATGACCGCAGGTCGCCGGAAAGCGAAAGCCAAACGGGAACGGGCGTTGAAGCTGAAAGCCACCCGGCGGCGAACCGATGGTAGTAGCAGCATCGACGACACGCTGGAACTGACGAAGCTGGCGGCGGCACTGCTGGAGGTGGCCGGGTCGCGGGAAGCGGTCAACCACCTACTGGACATCGCCGAGCTGGTGAAGGGAGGCAACTGATGCTGGTGCTGACTGTGAAGGAGGGCGAACGGATCCGCCTCAAGGATGACACCGACCAGATCATCAACGTGATGCTGGTGTCGACCTCGCACGGCAAGGCGAAGATCGGAATCGAGGCACCGGACACCGTCGAGATTCTACGGGAGTCCCTGGTGGTACAGAACGAGCGGAGGGAATAACGCGTCCCGGCGTGTGGCGAAGCGGGTGGTGGAATCGCTCCTGACCCGTGGTAGCCCGAAGGGAAAGTGAACCGTGAGAGCTTTGGGCAGAGTGGGTGTTCAGGTAACACCCGGCTCTTTCCGACTGACCGCCGACGCAGTTGTCCCATCCACGGGGTCGGCATTTTTCAAACAACAACAACAAGCGAGGCGAGGCGATGGCACTGAAACTCTACGAATACCCTGACGCGTACCGGGAACTCTGGACACGGATCGAGAACCAGGAACCCAACCTTGGCGAACCGGCAGCGGTGGGCCGGGACGAGTTCGAGGCGCTCGAAGGGGAGTACTCCGACAAAGTCGAGAACATTGCCAAGTTGGTTCGGTCGCTTGAAGCGACACACGACGCTCTCGACACGGAAAGCAAACGGCTGAAACAACGGGCGACGGTGGTGAAGCGGAAGATCGAGTGGCTCCGCAATTACGTTGTCGAGTCGATGGTGGCGTTGGGTCACCAGAAGATCGAAGGGGAAGTGTTGAACGTGACGTTGGCGAACAACCACCGGGTGGAGATGGACGGGGTGCAGACGGTCCCCGAGCGGTTCCGAACCACGGTGCAAGATGAGAAAATCGACGTGGCGGGTATCCGCCAGGCGTTGAAGGACGGTGAGGACGTGCCGGGCGCACGGTTGATCGAGACGCATTCCATCAGGATCAAGTGAGGTGAGACGATGAACGACACGACAGAATTGTTGCACGTGTCCGAAATGCAACGCGAGGACGACGAGATGCGGGAACTGTCCAGAACGACACCCGGCGAACTGACCGTTGACCAATTGGTAGGGCAGATAGAACTGGTGCAGGACGCCATGCGACGCGCGATGGTGGACGGTGAACACTTCGGTGTGATCCCTGGAACGCAGAAACCTACGTTGCTGAAGCCGGGCGCGGAGAAATTGTGCCTGTTGTTCCGGTTCGCTCCGACCTACGACATCACCCGGCGCGAACTGGACGGTGGGCATATCGAGTACGAGATCGTTTGCTCGTTGACCCACATCCCGACCGGGCAGTTCGCCGGTCAGGGTGTCGGACTCTGCACCACGATGGAGACTCGCTATCGCTACCGGAAGGGGTCACACGCCTGTCCACAATGTGGCGAGTCGTCGATCATCAAAGGCCGTGAGGAATACGGTGGCGGGTGGTTGTGTTGGAAAAAGAAGGACGGGTGCGGGGCCAAGTTCCCCGATGACGCGTTTGATCTGGCTGACCTGAAGCCGGTGGAGAACCCCGACATCGCGGACGTGTTCAACACGGTCCTCAAGATCGGGAAAAAGCGGGCGATGGTGGACGCGGTGCTGACTGCCACCGCCGCGTCGGACCTGTTCACCCAGGACATGGAAGACACCGCGTCCGTTCCACACGTCGGCACAACACCCCAACCACCCCGAGAGGAGGTGGTCGCCGAAGACTCCCCTTTTGACACAACGCCGGATCCGGTGATGGCGAACATTGAACAAATCGACGATCTGGCGGCGTGGTATTGGGAGACGATCAAGAAAGCGGGGATCAAACGCACGGACGCGATGACCGCGTTGAAGGAGAGCGGTGGTGACTTCATGGATGCGATGTCGCGTCTGGAACAACAACAACGGAAGGACACATAATGGGTGAGCTTACGACGACACAGCAGGGACGGCTTGAAGAACTGGTGACGGTGATCGAGAACGGGATGCGGTCGTATCTCGAAGTGGGCAACGCGCTCACGGAGATACGCGACGACGAATTATGGCGCGACACTCACGACACGTTCGAGTTGTTCTGTCGGGAGCGGTGGGAGTTCAGTTCCAAACGAGCCATCCAGCTCATCAACACCGCCAGGGTGGATTCGGTCTTGGCCGACCGTTCCGAGAACCCGCGACCCCGTAACGAAGGGCAGGCACGGGTGTTGACGAAAGTGTCCGGTGATGATCTCGTGGTCGAGGTGTGGGATTATGCGGTGGAGACCGCCCCGGTGGATGGTCACGGGGTCACCAGGATGAGCGCGCTGCATATCGAGAAATGCCGGGTCGAGATGTTGGGTGGCGGGAAGAAGGAGACACCACCACCCACCCCGAAAGACCGCCTGGGCCGTGACGTGGAGACCGCGTTGGTCGATGCTCACGGGGTCGGTGTGATGCTCCGGGAAGCGATGGGTGAACTGTTGGCGGTGTCCAAGAAACTGGAAGGACTCACCGGACGGTTCGGCGCGGAGTGGTTGGACATTGACGAAGCCAAGCGGGTCATTGAGGAAGCCCGGTTGGTGTGCAAGCAGGGAGCGTATCACACGACGTGCCCCGTCTGTCGGGGTCGTGTTGGTGAAGCGTGCGACGTGTGTGACAAAGCGGGCTACATTGTCGAGTCGACCTTCAAGCGTCTCACCGAGGAGCAACGGTCGTGGCTGTCAACCTGAGCCTGTTCCCCGAACCACCCGAACCGGTTGAGTCGGTCGGGGTCTTCGACCTACGCCCGTATCAGCACGAGTGTGTGGAGTCGATCTTTCGAGCGTGGGAGATCCACGACTCGGTGTTGATCGTCCAGGCTACAGGGCTGGGCAAGACCGTCACGTTCGCCGAGGTGATCGCGCGGTGGCCCGATGACGCGGGGCGTATCCTGGTAGTTGTGCATCGTGAAGAACTGATGCAACAGGCGTGTGAGAAACTGAAGTTCCACACCGGGGCGGGTCCGCAGGTGGAGATGGGACAACGACGAGCAGACCGTGAGGGGTATATGTCCGCGAGTCCGGTGGTGGTCACCAGCGTCCAGACCATGAGCCGGGTAAAGCGTCACCAAGTGTTCGACCCCGAGGACTTCGGGTTGGTGATCGTGGACGAAGCCCACCACGTCACGGCTGCGAGTTACCGACGAGTGCTTGAATACTTCCAGCCGGGTGGTCTGAAGGTGTTGGGCGTGACCGCCACACCGAAGCGACGTGACAAAAAAGCGTTGGGTACGGTGTTCGCCAACTGTTCGTATGACATGGGGTTGCGTGAAGGTATCGAGGAGGGGTGGTTGGTTCCGATTGCGCAACGCTACGTGACCGTCGAGGGGTTAGACTTTTCGTGGATCAGGAAGTCGGCGGGGGACTTCAACGAGAAACAACTGGCGGAAGCGATGGGCGGTGGGGAGATCGACGCGGATGAGCCTGACCGTATCGACTTGCTCCAGAAACAAGAACGGATGCTACACGCCATCGTCTCACCGACGCTGGAAGAAGCGAACGGGCGACCGACGTTGGTGTTCGCGGTCACGAAAGAACACGCGCGCCGGCTCACCGACGTGTTTAACCGACACCCAGGTGTGACGGCTCAGTGCGTGGTCGCGGAGACACCCCGTGACGAACGACGATGGGCAATCAGCCAATTCCAACGGGGTGCGCTCCAGGTGTTGGTCAATGTCGGGGTGTTCACCGAGGGCTTCGACGCACCAGCCGCCAGCGTGATAGCGGTCGCCGCCCCGACATTATCGGAGAGCCGGTACATCCAACAGATCGGAAGGGGGACACGACCGCTTGCCGGACTGGTGGACGGTCTGGACACAGCCGAGGAACGACGACAAGCGATAGCCGACAGCGACAAGCCACGGGTGACGGTGTTGGACTTTGTCGGGAACTCCGGTCGTCACCGGTTGGTGTCAACACCGGACGTGCTGGCGGGTGACTACGACCTGGAAGACATCGAAGCCGCCAAACTGGACATCGCCGCGAACGGTACTACCGAAGATGTCGAACAAGCCGTCGCGTTCGCCAAAGCCCAACGCGAAATGCGTGAAGCGAAAGAAGCCGCGCGACGAGCGGAAGAAGAAGCGAAGCGTCGGCAGTTGCGAGCCGACGCACGATACACCGCCCAGGACGTGGACCCGTTCGGGTACAGGGGAACCAGGGCCACCAACGTGGGGCACTACCAGGGTGGTGCGACCACCAAGCAGGTCCAATACCTGGTCCGGTTGGGTGTCTCCGAGGAGACCGCGAACGGTTACAGCAAGGGACAAGCCGGGTCGGTCATCGACCGGTTGTCTTCCACCGAGGGCGCTGACTACGTTATGCGGTTCGGGAAGTTCCAGGGGCGACGGTTGCGGGACATCCCGACCGGCTATCTCAATTGGTTACAAGACAACATCGACAACGCCGATCTAAGGAGTCACATCGACAAGACACTGGACGGTTGAAGCAACCGTAGCCGTAGCACGACCCGACCCGTGCGGCAGACAAGTTGTGAGGATTCTGGTATGGGGTGGCGATGCACTGGCGACCGGTCACACGGTCGGGTCTCGCTCGGAATAATATAGTAACCAAAAAGCACACGGGGTGCGGTCGTGAGGTCTTTGATGCGGCGACACAAAACAAACGCGGAGGGGGGGACCTATGGTGGTATGCGAAAAGTTCCGTGAGGTCGTGGGGTTGTTCGATGTGGTCAGCGGTGGTGACGACGGGCAATGGCAGATCAGATGCCCCGCACATGAAGACCGGTCTCCGAGCATGGTGATAAAAGTCAGCGACGACGGGGAGAAACTGTTGGTACATTGTCGTGCTGGTTGTTCGGTGGACGACATCTGCGACGCGGTTGGAATCGGAAAAGCTGATCTGTTTATGTCTTCGTCGTCACCACCACCGAGGTCACGGGTCGCCCAGACCTACCCGTACCACGACACCAACGGCGCGCTGGTCTATGAGGTGGTACGGATGGAGCCCAAATCGTTCCGACAACGCCACAAGGGTGACGACGGCGAGTGGGTGTGGAACATGAAGGGCGTGCAACGGGTGCTGTTCAACCTGGGTGGCATAAGCGAGAAACCGGACTGGCCGGTGGCCGTGGTCGAGGGTGAGAAAGATTGCCTGCGGCTGACAGCCAGCGGGGTGTCGTTGGTCCCGACGACCTGCTCGGGTGGTGCTGGGAAGTGGCGCGACGAGTACAGCGCGGCTCTCGCCGGGCGACGGGTGGCGATCATCCCCGACAACGACGAGAAGGGTCAACAACACGCCAGGGATGTGGTCGGGTCGCTTATCATGTGGGGAGTTGAGAGCGTGCGGGTTGTCTACCTCCCGGTCAAGCACGGCGGCGACGTGAGCGACTACCTCGCTGAGCATGGTCCTGAAGGGTTGATAGCAGAACTAAAGTCGGCACAGGAATGGAGGCCGGTCAATGGGTAGGGCGAGGACGTACTACATCGAGAACCGGGTGGCGAGGATCGAGTGGCGGTTGTCGGTTCCCGAGGAATGTATGGTGTGCGGGTGGGTGATGAACCAAGGAGGGTTCCAGTGGCTGGAGACTCACGAGATCGAGCGACGATCTGCCGCACCAACCCGGTGGGCAGATCCGTGCAATTACTTGCTCGTCTGTAATCAATGCCACAGCGAGCGGATCACGTTGATGTCCCACGCCGAACAGCTCGCAGTCAAGTGGAAGAAGGACAAGCAGAACTTCAACCTTGAAGACTGGCTCCGGCTCCGCGACCCAGAGCTGCGCGCCCCGCACCGCGTTACCTTAGAGGAGATCGGAGAGTACCTGTGAGACAGTCCGTGAAGGTGACATTGTCGCTACCGCCGAAGGCACTCACCCCCAACGCGCGGCCCCATTGGGCGGCGAAGGCCAGAGCGGTCCAGGCCCACCGGGGCGAGGCGTTCCTGATGGCCGGGCGTGCCGTTGCGGTGGTGGACAAAGGTGGGCATTGGTGGGCATTGGTGGGCACTGAGATCATGGTGCGGGCCACGTTCTGGTTCCGGGTGGAGCGGCGCCGTGACCGGGACAACGCGCAGGCATCGCTCAAGTCTGCGCTGGACGGGATCGCCGAGGCATTGGGAGTGGACGACAGCCGCTTCGTCATGGCACCGGCCACGCTCCTGGTTGACACCACCGGCCCACGTGTGGAAGTGGTATTGTCACCCATCAAGTGACGCTGAAACCACCCGACCCATCCACCGGAGCCACCCATCCAAACGCCGCACAGGTCAAATACGGGCGTTGTATTGGGTGTTGCGTGGTCATCCTGGTCGGTTCGGACACCCCGAAGCACTGTGCGCCCGTGTGTCACAACAGATAAGCGGTGGCGACCACCGCCTGGACTACAGCGACGGCGACCGTCACCACGGAGGTATAGCGGTAGCCGTTGTGTCGTAACTCACACAGCACACCGACGACGACACCCACCCCGAACGACTTACCCCACACCAGGGCTGACACGTCTTCCCCGTCGATCAACAACCGGGCCAACGGGTTCAACTCCACGGCGTACAATTCCTTGGCGTCGGTCACGCATCGCAGGGAATCGTAAGCCGAGACGGTGACGATGAACAGGAGGAGGAACACGAACGTCGCTCGCTTCATCTAGTGTGATACCGGGTGGGGAAGTAAGATGGGGACGCCGCATCCGTGCGACGCCCCGGCACGCCCGTCCGATCCATCGGGTGGCCGTGCTGTGGGAATTATCAGCCGACCCCTGGGCTGGATCAACGACCCGAACCGAAGGCGACTAGATGCCGACATCGGAATGGCTGACTGTAGTTGCTATCGGTATCGGTCTGATCGGTGGAGCCATCGGGTGGATGATGCGAATCAGTCGAGGGTTGACCAAGCTGGAGTCGATGGTCTTCCGCATCGAGAAGAACGAGACACGGCTTCAACGACATAGCGACCGGCTCGACGAACACGGCACCCGCCTCACTGTCATCGAGACACAAGAGGCGTGATGGTGCTTGTGGTTTCCGCATAACTGGAGTAGTCTCTGGGGCATGACGAAAGCGGCGGCGATCTGGCTGGTGATGACCGCGACGGCGATGGCCCAGGGCTATGTCGATGCGTCGGTCAACCTGCACAGCGGTAGCGGGACGATCATTGTACGTGGTGAAGCGACCGCTTACGGTGTGTCGGCTGGACACGTCTGTTCTAAGGTGGGCAAGACGTTCCGGTTCACCTGCTCGGACGGCAAGACCATCGGCGTCGGGACGTGGGTGGCGAAGGATAAGCGGAGCGACCTCGCGCTGTTCTCGTGCCTGAGCAAAGACACGCTATCGGCGGCGTCAGTTCTTCACACGCGACCAGCGGGAGACGTGACCGGCTGCGGATTCCCAGGCGGCAAGGGACCAGAACGGCTGACGCTCAAAGCGGAACCGGCAGAACAGATCATCGACAAAGACGGCGACCGGATCAAAGTCAACAAGCGAGCATCCTTCGCAATCAGCAAAGGACATTTCGCCAACGGTAACTCCGGCGGTGGCGTGTTCGTTGACGGGTCGCTGGTATCGGTGATGAGCCACGGTCGTGACAACGAGATGGCGTATGGTGCAAGCCACGCCGACCTGCTGGCGTTTCTCGACAAGGCACAACCGGACGCCGAGGAACCGTTGATCCAACAGGCCCGGCACTGGGGTGACAAGGACCGGACGAAACAGATCCTGAGCATCTGGGAAGCGATCAAGGCACTACGGCCAGCAGCGACGGGACCAGTCGGGCCGCAAGGCCCAGCGGGGCCACCGGGGGCGACTGGCACGGAAGCCGACCCGGTGGTGATCCAGACGATGCAGAAGCAGATCGACGAGCAGCGGAAGCTGATCGACAAGCTGATGGCTATGCCGGTGCGTGTCCAGGTGTTGGACTCGACAACCGGCAAGGTGATCGCCGAACAGTCGTACCCGTTCGGGACACCGATCAAACTAATCCTTCCAACGAAAGCGAGGACGACCCGATGAACGAGCAGATCAAGATCCAGATGGAGCAAGACTTTGCACAGACCGGGAACGTGCTGGCTCAGGTCCAGACAAGGTTCAACGCGAACATCGCCCATGTGTCTGAGGAGAGCGCAAAGCTTTGGCAGCTCAAGCTGCAACTGATCGGCGCGACCGCTCAGAACTTGCTGGAGCAGCACGGTCAGGCGAACATGCAGACGCAGCTCAAGTCCTCGGGAATGTTCCCCGGCATTCAGCAGTTGCCAGCCGCACCAGCCGCAGCGGGTAGCTGATGTGGGGCAGTCGATTGCTGACTGGTGGCGTAGCGAATCTGATCGGCGGACGGAAAGCCACGGCGAGTGGCTCTCCGTCTTCTGGTCAGGGGACCGTGAACGGATCACCGCCTACCTGCGTAGAGATCGACGGGATGGCGAACCTGATGGGGCTGGAGGAGATGTCTCGCCAGAACCGCCACGCGATGTCGATGGCGCAGGCTCAACTGCGTGAACAGCTCGGCAAGAATTGGGAGCAGCCAGAAGACGTGGCGATCAACTGGAACTCCCCGACGATTGTGAATCACCCCAAGGCGGGGATGGGGACGCTGGCGAAGCTGGCGGTGGGTGCTGGCTTGCTGGGCGGAGGGATAGGATTGGGGTCGGCGATGCCGTGGCTGGTTGATAAGCTGTCGGCTGGGAGTGCTGCGCCCGTGGTCGTTCCATCCCAGGACAGCGACACGCAGTACCGCCTCCGACTGGGCGAGCCTGATGCCGAATGAAATATGCTGCCGCCCGCGATCTTATCCAAGACGGCGACGTGCTTGCGTTCCGTGGCACGCGACTGTTCTCCAAGCTGATCAAGCTGTGGACCCGTAGCCGGGTCAGCCACGTCGGTGTCGCCTGCTGGATGCACGGACGCCTCACGGTGATCGAGGCACTGGAGCCGGGCGGCGTTCGCGTGTACCCGCTCAGTCGCTACGTCAGCCGGGGCTGCGAGGTGGACTGGTACCAGGTTGATCAGCCAGAGAGGGACGTGCTGGCGCATGGGGCACTGGACCGTCGCAAGGTGGTGGCGTTCGCGCTGTCGAAGTGGGGGATGCGGTACGCCAGCCCGTGGCAGTTCCTCCGGTCGTGGGGATGGCTTTCACGTATGATAGCCGAGGGGCGTGGGCTTCCAGCGGACACGAACCCCGAGCGGTTCTTCTGTTCGGAACTGGCGTTGGACGCCCTGCGTGCTGGTGGTTACCAGGGTGAGGGCTACGACAAACCAGCCGCCGAGACATCGCCAGCCGACGTGATCGAGCTGCCGTGCCTGCACCGACGTGGGAGACTTGAACCGTGAGACCACCCCCAAGGAACTCTCAGGTCTGGCCGTTCTTGTATTGGGTGAGCGGACTGGCCGCGTTGACTGCGATCCTTTGGCTGACGGCCAGCGACTTCGACCAGACTGAGGGTCGGGCGATTGCCGGGACCGGGGCGGCGACGGCGGCGACCATGTTCATCATCGAGGTGCTACGCCGGAAGGTGGGACGTGATGACGCGTGACGATTACATCCGACGCGCACGGATCGTCCGGCTGGTAGACGGAGACACGGTAGACGTTGACATCGACCTCGGCATGGCGATCACGACCCGGCAGCGGTTGCGGTTGTTCGGGATCAACACGCCGGAGGTACGTGGACCGGAGAAGCTGGCCGGTCACGCAGCGACCCAGCACCTCGCCGACCTGCTTGTTGAGTTCGCCTGCGTCGATGGTGAGTGGGACATCATCGTGAAAACGTACCGGGACAAGAAAGGAAAGTACGGGCGTTACCTCGCGGACCTGATCGGTGAGGACCAGGATGGCTGGCCGATCAACCTCAACGAAAAGATGGTGACAGACGGCCACGCCGTGGTCGCGTTGTACTGAGCGGAGGGAACCGCACATGACCGACCGCCAAAGGTATGTCCCAACACCCGAAGACATTGCTCGCGTCTGTGCCGAGATCCGAGAGGGCTGGAGCCAAGAGAGATGGGACCGACAGAAGACAGCCGCGAATCGAGGGTGGATGCCACCGATGTCGTCGAGGGAGCCGGGACATGAACACGACTCGCGAAACGATTGACGACGACCTGCGGCAACGCCTGTTCGACCACATGGGCGAGACAGGGATCAGCCTCAACCGGATGGCTCGACGTGCGGGTGTGACGCAGTCGAGTCTCTATCGGTTCATGTACAACTTCAGCCGGAGACGACCGAGCAAACAGGCGAAGCTGGCTCGCTACCTGGGCGTGGCGCTGGTCGAGTCCCTGGGACAGAAGCAGAGTCCGAAATAGTTTGCCAGTCGGTTGGCGGTGTCCAGTCGCAGGTCGCGTCGCTCGTTCATGAACAAGTTGAGCGACGATTGGCTGACACCAGAACCACGAGCGATTTGGTTCTCGGATTCGGTGGACGCTTTGACCCTGTCACGCAACGAACGGGCGAGCTGACCTCCGGGCTGTCTCATGGGTCTATGCTCCCTGCGATTGATACCACCCCGAGTCTACGGGTGGTCGGATGGGTCGTCAAGACCGTGGTGATCCGGGCGTCGGACAAACTCAACGGGGTTTGTCCGGCGGGGTTTGTCCGGCGATTGGTGGACAAAGGTGGGCGTCCTGGTGGGCATTGGTGGGCGACTGACAAAATGCGACTGACAAACGGAATATGTCAGTCGGTGTTGCACGCCTGTTGCATCGTTGCACAACGGCTAATGCAACGATGCAACACCGACCGACTGACAAACTCAACGGCTTTTGTCAGTCGGTTGTGCGGTGGGGATCCGCCAGGGATCCGCCGGGGATCCGCCGGGGATCCGGTGGGGATCCGGTGGGGATCCGGTGGGGATCCGCCAGGGATCCGCCGGGGATCCGGTGGGGATCCTGCGGGTGTACGTGCGGGTGTACGTGCGGTTTTTATGTGGTAGGGGTGTGGTTTTTCCGGTTTTCGCTCATCTGCATTGTTATTTCAGACGATATAACCTAACATATGGGTGATCGGAAACACGTCAACCACACACCAACCACGGAAAAAAACAATGTTCACGACCATCACGGTCATCGGATTCACCACATTCTTCGGATGGATGATCGCACCGATCATCCAATCCAGGTAACCACCAACCGGGGCGACGCCCCCCAACCCGAGGAAACAAACAATGGCCGCCACAACCGACATCTACATCAAGACCGTGTGGGGTGGAATCCCCAGTTTCTCCGACGAGCAGGTCTACGGGTTGATCGACGAACTGAAAGAAAAGACCGGAGCCACCGGGTCCGACGACGATAAGGGCTTCACCGTCACGGTGCCGAGCCACAAAGCCAGCCACGCCATCGACATCGCGACGCGACACGGGTTCCCTGACGCACACATCGAAGGCACCACCGACTGGTAGGTAAACCAACCGGGGCAACACCCCACAACCACTGGAGAAAAACAATGACGAACACGACCATCATCCGTGCTTTGGAACTGATCAGCAGCGACGACATCATGGCGGCACAGGCGGTGTTGCGGAACATGAACCAGCAGTTGGGTCACCCGATCCCGCCCGAGGTCATCCCGCAACAGTCCCGCATGGACACGTTCGCCCGTCTCGCTGTGGAGTGCGACACCGACGACGAACTGCTGGACCTGTTCACCGAAGCCGCCACCGGTCACCTGATCCACCCCGCCCCGACCCGTGCCGACCTCGAAGCGACGTACGGCGACGACCCTGAATCGTGTCGCGGTTGTGGGTGTGTCCCCGGTGACGGTGTCACACCCGGTTGCGACCACCCCGATGGGTGCGGCGCGGTCCAGGTGACGACGGTCCCACCGTCCACGTACACGCCCGGCTCGGTCGCGGCATACGCCCGTAAGCGGTTTGGTGAACACGTCGAACAGGACGAGGTTGTCAACGGACGTGGCACACGACACACGTGGCGCGATCTCAACGGTCTCCAGGTGGACACCAATTGCGGTTCCGATTGTCGCGCCGCCATCGACCGCACGGTTCTGGAACTCAGAAACAACGACCCCAATTGGTTCGGGTTCGTAGACACCTTCGACACGACGGGGCCGCGCATGGTACGCGCCGACCTGTTGGAAGATTGCTTGGTGTTTTGGTTGGGATAACAAACGGACCCCGAGGAGAACGAAATGCCTTCGACAAACAGCGACGCGATTGACAGGTGGTATCGGTTGGTGAACGACCCCGCACCACGCGGGGAATACTCGCTGGAGATTCGTGGCGAGATCGTGGTGTTGGAATCACCGTTGACCAACTACGAAGCGGTCGAAGCCGCCCGGTCGTTGACCGGTGAGTTCGCCACCGACCTGATCCACAAACTGAACGCGAGGGGGTTCCTCAGCGAGAAGCAACTGTTGTGGTTCCACAAACTGGTCGCCGACGACAAGCCGCGCGACCTGGGTGAGCAGACGGGACACTTCGGAGAGGTGGGTCGCAAGTTCGCCACCGACGTGACGGTGGAGTCGGTACGAAGCGTCGAGACGAACTACGGGACCGTCGGCCTCCACCGCCTGCGGGACGACGACGGGCGGTTGTTGGTGTGGTGGTGTTCTGGTGATCAGTGGTTGACCGAGGGGGAACGGGTGACCATCACGGGACGCATCAAGGGACACGACGAGTACCGGGGTGAACAACAGACCACGGTGAGTCGGGTGAAACAAACAAAACAGGAGACGACGACATGACGTACTTGTTCGACGACGACATCCACACCGGACGGGAACGGCGAAACAAACTCGCGTGCGCCGTCGAGTTTGAACACCAGGAGACCGACAACACGGTGATGCACTTCTGGGTGTGGTACGACGTGGACCCGGCGGACCCCGATGTCGGGATCTTCTCGGAGACCTGCGTGGTGACCGAAGCCGAGTGCTTCAAGATCACCAACGACGACGGGCCTGACGAGGTGATGGAGATCGCCTGGGAGTCGGACGGCTCACGGGGCGACATCGTGTTGGGCGAATTGCTGGGTGTCTACCTGATGTCGGCGGTGCAGAGGGAAACGATACACGAGCAGGTCGAGACCGCTTGTTGGGATCAACGACAGGCCGCATCCGAACAGTACGACGAGGAGACGGAACGATGAGCAACTGTTGCATATGCAGCGAACCGATTGAGAAACAACTGGCGGGACACAACCCGGCCCCGGTCATGGACGGCGACGGCGACCTCTGTTGTGGAGACTGCAACGCCACTGTCGTGTTGCCCGAGCGACTGAGGCAGGCGGTGGACCGTGCCGTAGCCATGAGGGTGGGACGGGGTGTGCGGTCCAAGCCGTACATCGACGACGGGACGACCGAGCCTCCGGGCGCACCTCTGGAGGGCGCACCATGATGGGCGAGGGTTGGACGTGGATACATTTGGCGTTGGTGGGCGTGGTGTTCGCCGGTTACTTCGGGTGGCTCGTATTACAGGAGAGAAACGATGTGGAACATTGACGCGGACCCGGCCTACGGGGACATCCCGCAGCGGATCATGGACGGGCTGACGAGGTGGGGGAAGCACGGTTATCATCCCGGCGGGTTCCTGACGGCGGTGCTGACAGGCGACCTGCTCGACGCGGTCTGCCTCGCCGACGACGAGACGATCAAACACCTGCGGGCCATCGTGAAGTTCGTCTACAACCAAATGCCCGCCGGTTGTCACGCGATGAAGTCACCGTCTCTGGTCCCGACGATCATGGCTGACTGGCACACCAGGTTGGAGGATCGACGATGACCGACCGACTGACACGCATTGGCGAGATGGCGCACGGCACGGTCAGGCATGAGGACGTGTGCTGGCTGATCGACGAGGTCGAGCGGCTGCGTGGCCTGAAGGTCTTGTTCTCGGCTCGACCGAACCTCAAGGGTGTGTTGATGGAGCTGGGCAACCGGCTCGTCACCGAACACGGATGGGAGCCAGCGTCTGGCTCGTTGTGGGAGCGTATCCCTTCGGGAGATCACACCGGGTTGATCGCCGGGTTGACGCAACAGATCAACGACAGCCCCGAGATGCGCGAGCTGCTCGGTGCGCTCGGCTTCGACTGGCCCATCGTAGAGGAGGACGAGTGATGATAAGCCACACACGTGAACGCGCGATCCAGTTGTACGACCAACCGGGGAAGTTCGACGTTGGAACGATCACCGCGACACCGGGCGTGATGCTCGAACTGGAGGAACAACACGGGACCGAAGCGGTGGTGTATCTCGGTACGTGTGTGCTTCGACACCGCCAGGGTGATTGGGGTGAGATCGACCAACAGGACAAGCAGACGAACGACGCGGCTGTGGTGAGCGGTCACCGGATCATCAGCGCCTATCCGATTGACCAGGGCGCGGACGGTGGCCCGACGTTCTGGCTTATCACCGAAGCTGACAGAGCGTACACCACCGCGCTGTTGCCGAGCGAGTACTGACATCATGACAGAATTACAACCGACGTTCGGGGCTTACGACGTTCTCAGCATCTGCGACCGGACGGGGAACATGGTGCGACCGTGGGCACAGGCGGGCTACCGCTGCCTGTGCCTGGACCTCGCGCATAGCATCCGATCCGACCGTACCGAGGAAGTCGAAGGGGGGGGGTGATCGTGTACCGTTGGGCCGACGTGCGAGCGGTGACGCCGGGCGAGCTGGACGTTGACCCGGTGGTGGTGTTCGCCTTCCCGCCGTGTACGAACCTGGCGGTGAGCGGGGCCAGGGACTTCGCGCGCAAGGGGATGCGTGGTCTGATCGACTCCCTGGAGTTGGTCGAAGCGTGTCGCAAGCTGTGCGAGTGGTGGGGCGTGCCGTGGATGCTTGAGAACCCGGTGTCTCGTTTGTCGACCTGTTGGCGTAAACCGGATCACACGTTCCAGCCGTGGCAGTATGGTGACAACTACACCAAGCGCACGTGTCTCTGGACGGGCGGCGGCTTTGTGTTACCGACACCGACCGTGCGGACAAGCGGGCTGAGACACCCGAAGGATTCGCCAACGCCGTGTTCGACACCATGACACACAAAGCGGGTTGACTTATCGCACAGCGCATATAAGCTGAGATGCATGAGCAGCGACGATAAGATGGGCAAGCCCGACACCGGGTTGGACGATGGGGGCAAGGGGGCCGTCCGGTTCGACCCCGAGAAAGTCGAGATGGTCTCGCTGTCCTCGTTGACGCTGGACCCCGACAACGTCCGCACACACCCCGAGCGGAACGTGGCCGCGCTTACTGAATCGCTCAGACGGTTCGGACAACAGAAGCCGGTGATCGTTGACAAGCACATGGTGGTCCGGGCTGGCAACGGGCTGGTGACCGCTGCGGCTGACCTGGGGTGGAACGAGATCGCGGTCTACCGGACTGGGTTGGATGGACCCGAAGCCATCGCGTTCGCTATCGCCGACAACCGGACAGCCGAACTCAGCGAATGGGACTACCAGGGACTCGCCGACCAGATCAGGGCGTTGCTTGACGATGGGGTGGATGTCGCCGCGTTGGGGTGGGCTGAATACGAACTCGAACCGCTGTTGGCGGCTGAGTGGACACCACCGACCGTCGAGGATGACGGGTTGGACACCCCTGCTACCAACGGTGGGGGAGCGGTTGCGTTCACCGCCGAGCAACGGGAGATCATCAACCGGGCCATCGCCCTGGTTCGGGAACTGAGCGACGACCCCGGTGTGCCGGAGGGTCGGTGTCTGGAACTGATCGCGGGTGAATACATCGGGGCCAACCGTCCGGTGCCGGAGTGACCACGGTCTATCTCGCGTGGGGTTCAGCCGCTGACCAGACCCTGTCGAGCCACGTGGGTGACGAACCGGTTGACCTGTTGGTGGCGTACCCGTTCCTCGCTGACTTCCAACGGAAGCGACACCGCTACAACATCAACCGGTGGTGTCTGGATTCGGGAGCGTTCTCAGCGTTCAACAGCGGACTGACCATCAACCTGGACGACTACATCGCGGTATGCCGGGACGTGGACGCGGTCGAGGTGTTCGGGCTGGACGTGATCGGCGACCCGGTGGCGACGGTCAGCAACCTGGAGAAGATGTGGGAACAGGACATCCCAGCGATCCCGACGTACCACTACGGTAGCCCCTGGTCAGCGTTGGAGTGGTGTTGCGAGCGGTCGGACAAGATCGCGTTGGGTGGTGGCGTGGTAGCCCGACGACACGAGCCGCAAAAGCGGGAGTGGGTCCGACAGTGCTTCGCACGAGCGTGGCCCAAAGCCATCCACGGTTTCGCTATGGGATCACGGGGGATTCTCGCCACCGCTCCGTTTGAATCAGTCGATGCGAGTTCCTGGATCTTCGCACCGGCAGCGATGGGGAAGTGGGCGGGCTTCACCGGAGTACAGATGCCGCTCTACCTGCGACGTGACGACACACGACCCCGCGACTATTGGTTGGAGGTGGTGGAACATCAGAAGCGGGCGCGGTGGTCAGCGTGGCGGTGGCGTCGGGAACTGGCGTCGGTTCGCGGGGTGACGACATGAACGACCCCGCCCTGCTTGTGTCCACCGTCTACCTCAACGGGTTCCTCGCTTACCGGGACCGGTGGACGTACCGGGATTGGGCGTTGGACTCCGGTGCGTTCTCGGCGTTCAACAGCGGAACCACCATCTCGCTACAGGATTACATCGACACCGCCAAGCGTCTGTCGGATGAGGACCCGACGTTGACCGAGGTATATTCGTTGGATGTCATCGGGGATTGGAAAGCGTCGATGCGAAACACCGAGGAGATGTGGCGACAGGGTGTCGAAGCGATCCCCTGCTACCACGTCGGCGAACCGGAAGCAGCGTTGGTCGGGATGTCCAAGGACTACCCGAAGATCGCGTTGGGCGGTGCGGCTCTGATGAAGGGACGCAACGAACAGAAGTTGCATTGGGCCGAGCAGTGCTTCGCACGGGTGTGGCCCGCGAAGATACATGGGTTCGCGTTCACGGCGGAGCAATGGCTGTTGAGGTTACCTTGGCACAGCGTGGACTCCAGCACCTGGGACTTGATGCCGTGCGCGTTCGGTCGGTGGAAGTCGTTTGGCCGGTTACCGATTCGGGGGAGCGACCAGAACCTGCGAGCCGAGATCGACTGGTTCCTCAAACTGGAACGGCGGGCGCAACAGCACTGGGCGGGAGAGATGAAGAAACAGGGGTGGGGTGACAAGCCGGACCTGCGGTTGGCTGTGGTCAGCGCATCGTCGGGTACACGTTGGAGGTCATTGACATGAGCGAGACCGGGGTGGTGGTCAACAAGATCACCGACGATGTGGACAGGCGCGACGTGATGTGCACCACGTACCAGATGCGCAACTGCTTCAAGCAGTTCGCTGACGGGGTGGCGCGTGAGGTGGACGTGCATTGCTACTTCCAACACGCATACGCCGCTGACCTGATCCAACAGGGCGGTCGGGTGTTGGACGTGTGTTGCGGTCGTGGTCTGTTGATCCCGTTCCTGCGATACCGTGCCAAGCAGTGTGGTGGCTACGTGGGTGTGGACATCGAACCACGCAACGCGGTGTTCACCCAGGGGATGGACCCACGCCGACCCCAAGAGACGAAGACAGATTGGGGGTTCCCCGTGACGTTTGTGGAATCCAACGTGGCGACGATGTCGTCAGCCGTTGAGGGGAAGTTCCAATTGGTCGTCTACACGTCAGCGATTGAACACATGCAGGTTGACGCCCAACGCCAATCGCTCCACGAATGCCGGACGTTAGCGTCACCTGGTGCCACGCTGTATCTGACCTGCCCGGTAACCCAGCCGGGCAACAGCGGGTACGACGCGCAATACGCCGCCCACGTGTACGAGCCGAAGCAAACGGAACTGGTGGAGTGGTTGACCGACGCGGGGTGGACCGTCAAGCGGACCATCGGGCTGGTGACGAAAAGCCGCCACTACCGCTCGGTGTTGTCGGGTAACCAATTGACGGGAGCCGAGTATCTGTCGAAGATCATGCCACGCGAACAGGCGTTGCCGACCATCGCGGCAATGTATCCTAGTTGTGCGTTGGAGATAGCGATGGTGTGCCAATGATAACCTGCACGCGCCGTATTCAATTCTGCGCCGGTCACCGGGTGATGGGCCACGAGAACAAGTGCGCCCACCTGCACGGCCACAACTACGTCGTGCTGGTGACCGCCCAGGGGACCGAGGGGCTGGACCGCATCGGGCGGGTGGTGGACTTCGCGGTGCTGAAGCATCGGCTGGGTGGGTGGATCGAGGACAAATGGGACCACGGCTTGATCCTCAACACCGACGACGTGGACGTGTGGGAAGCGGTACGGGTGTTCGTTGCGTCCGGTGTTGATCAGAAGACGTATGCGATGCCGGACAACCCGACCGCCGAGAACATGGCGAACCACCTGCTGCGGGTGATCGGTCCCCAGGTGTTGGACGATACCGGGGTGACGCTGACCACCGTGCGGGTGTGGGAGACCGAGAACTGTTACGCGGATGCGACGTTATGAGCGAACGGCAATACCACGTCAACGAAGTGTTCTACTCGATCCAGGGTGAAGGGGTCAGGGCAGGAACCGCCAACGTGTTCGTTCGGTTCGCGTATTGCAACCTCGAGTGTCGGGTGGAACCAGGACCGAAGTCGCCTGGTGGGTTCGACTGCGACACCGAGTTCGCCAGCGGTCGGGCGGTGACGTTGGGTGAACTGGACGAGTGGATCGCCACCGAACTCGGAACAGATATTCAAACCTCCGACGACACCGGGTGGATCATCCTGACCGGTGGTGAGCCTGGGCTACAGGTAGACACCGAACTGATCGACCACCTGCACGACGCGGGGTGGAAGCTGGCGATTGAGACCAACGGCTCGGTCGTGATCCCGGAGGGGTTGGATTGGGTGACGGTCAGCCCGAAGGTGGCGGAACACGCCATCCGGCAGAAGACCGCCGACGAGGTGAAGTATGTGCGGGGACACGGTCAGGCGGTCCCCGAGTCGGTGGTGGTTGCCGATCACTACCTGTTGTCTCCCGCGCATGACGGCTGGTTGTTGGACGACCGGGTGCTGCAATGGTGTATCAAGTTGGTGAAGGAGAACCCGCCGTGGCGACTGAGCATACAACAGCACAAGACAACCAAGGTCCGGTGACGTGGTGGGACAAGCCCGCACCGACCGATGCGGTGCGTGACCTGTTGCTCTACGTCGGGGAAGACCCGACCCGTGACGGCTTGATTGACACACCCCGGCGCGTGGTGAAAGCGTTACGCGAACTGACCAGCGGCTACCGTGACGACCCCGCCGACATCCTGGCGACGACGTTCGCGGCGGATTGTGACGAGATGGTGGTGGTGCGCAACATCCCGTTCTACTCGTTATGCGAACACCACCTGCTGCCGTTCCACGGAACCGCTACGGTGGGCTACATCCCGACCGACCGGGTGGTTGGGTTGAGCAAGATCGCTCGGTTGGTCAACTGCTTTGGCAGACGGCTCCAGATACAAGAACAGATGACTCGACAAGTGGTGGATGCGATGATGGAGTACGTGGACCCGGTGGGTGCGGCTTGTGTCATCAAAGCCACACACACGTGCATGGCGATGCGGGGGATCCGCTCGGATGGGGAGACGGTCACCAGTGCGTTGGCCGGTGCGTTCCTGGACAAGCCGGAAGCGCGCGCTGAGTTTATGAGCCTGGCGAGGACCGACTGATGATTGATCTGACAAAGCGATCCGACGTTCGGCAATTGGAAACGGCGGTGCGTCACCAGTGGGACATCCCGGAAAAGACGTTTGCCGACTTACCCGCTCGGCTGTTGGAGATCGTCGCGGCGCGTGACGAGGACGGGTCGTACCAATACGGTCACCGCTTACGGCTGTCGGCGATCCGGTGTCTGGTCGTGATGCAGAGCCAGAACCTCGCGGCCAACCCCGCTCCCCAGGAACTACACGTCAGCCAATCGTTCGCGTTCGACATGGACACGGCGGCGACGATGAGCCGGGACGAGATGGCGACGGTCACGCGGGCGTTGGGGTTGACCAACGGGAGACACAATGGCAACGGCGAACAGCCAACCGCTGACGATTGAACAACACGCGGCTGCCATGCGGGTGGTGTCCACGTTCACTTCCCTGGAAGCGAGCGAAGGTAACCCGTTCCCGTTCATCGAAGCCCAGTGGCCGGGTGTGGTGTTGGACGAGTTCCAGCGGGACATGATCACCACGATCTTCAACCCGACGATCCGAGAACTCTACGTCAAAGGGAACACGAGCTGCGGGAAGGGTGGTGCGTTGGGGATCGCGGTGTGTGCGTACTTCGCGGTCTACCCGGAAGCCAAGGTGATCATCACGTCCGCGAGTTATCACCACGCCCGCACCGTGTTGTTCGCGGAGGTGACGAAGTGGTGGCGGCTTATGCGGTTCCCACCCGACGCGACGGTGTTGGCCGGTGGGATCCACGACGGGAACCAACACTACATCGACGTTGTGAACCCAGACAGCGACGAAGCGTTCTCCGGTCGTCACGGTCGCAGCACGCTGTTCGTCTTCGATGAAGCGACGGCGATACAAGACGCCCGCTACAAATTGGCTGACACCCAGGCGACGAAGTTCGTAGCGGTCGCCAACCCGAGAACATTGGCGGGGGCGTTCCGTTCGGCGTTCCCGGTCAGTTCGATGGACGAGACCCAGACGGTGATAGCACCGCTTGGTCGGCGTCGGTGTATCACGGTGAGCGGGGCCGACTGCATGAACGTCCGCGAGCGTCGGCTCGAGAATCCGGTGGGACCGATTGGGGGAATCGAGATCGAGGGGACACGGTACGAGCAGGGCGACATCATCCCGGTCGATCAGTACGAACACGTCGTGCCGCTGATTCCCGGCCAGGTGTGCTACGACACATGGAAAGCCATCGTCAGCGACAGCAGCGAGTTTGTGGTGGAGGTGTTCGGCCACGGTCGGTTCCCGACAGAAGACCCCGAGGTTCAGTTGATCAAGCCGAGTTGGTTACCACGACACACCGCCGCTTGGACCGGCCAGGGTGAAGTCACCGGGTTCGGGTTGGATGTCGCAGCGAGCCAATCGGGTGACCTCACCGTGTTGGCGTGTGGGTCACCGGATGGGATCGTTGCGCTACACGAGCGTCGGGAGTCGGACACGATGGCGACGGTGGCGTGGGTGTTGTCGTTGGTCCGTGAGCGGTACGACATCGAACTGACCGGCGGCGAGTTCCCGTTGGCGGTGGACATGGACGGCCTGGGCAAAGGGGTGGGTGACCGGTTCGCGGAACAGGGCGTGCGCGTGATGGAGATACGGGGGAACGCCACCCCGTTGGAGGAACGGCACCGGTGTGTCAACCGTCGCGCCGAGATGTACGCCCAGCTCGCTGACCGGTTGGACCCCGCCCAACACGATGAACCGTTCCCGCTCCCCGACGACAGGGAACTGCTCGACGAACTGGTGGCTCCCGAGAAAGTGTGGATGGGAAGCGACGGCTTGAAGTTCCGGCTGACCCCGAAAGCCCGACGACCTGGACAGACGTTCAAGGGCCGTCCGCTGAACGAGCGGTTGGGCCGGTCACCCGACAAAGCGGACGCGGTGGTGTATTGCTTCCAGGCCGTCCGCACCCCGCTTTCCACGATGGCGGCGTGGGTCGAAGCCGGGGCGTTTTGACGGTAACAAATTGTTCCCGAGAAACTTTGCAGAAACTTTGGAACAACCTGTCCAGAGGTGGTTATTTCAGCCGATATAACCTAACATGTGGGTGGGAAAAACCCGTAACCAAAACGAACAGGGAAACAAAACGATGGCCGACAAAGTCAACGAAAGCGGATACAGCCGACAAGACGCCATGGAAAACGGCATCTCCAACATGATGGACACCGTGTTCACCGAGAAAGCCATGACACCCAACGACGCGGTGGAGCAGTTCGAGCAGTACGTGATGGACGGTTTGCAGTCTTCCGGTTACAGCGACATCCTGACCGACGACGAGCGTGTGGAGTTCAAACGGTACGCCAGGAGCCTGATGGCACGACACCCCGAGTGGATTGACGACACTGACATCAACTGACCAACCACGGTGACAACCACCCAACCCCAACCCGAGGAAAGAAACGATGACGATCAAAGACAACACCAGGAACAACGAACTGCTCATCGAGACCGAAGACCACATCAGGTCGTTGGAGCGGTCGGTTGACGCGTTGAACAACAAAATCGCCGACACGATGATCCAGGGGTCCGCTCTGGGAATCACGCATCTCGACGCCGATCTGGTCGGGCAACGTGACCGCCTGCGCGCCACCATCACCGCCAACCGGTTGGAACGCGGCCTGTTGATCCGTAGGATCGCGCAGATCGCCCACGCGAACTTCGACGACGCTCGTCGTCTCGAATCCGGTTTTGCGGACTTGGTGGAATGCGATTGCGGTCACGAGTGCGGGGCGGCAATGGTCATGTCCGCCAGCATGGGGACATCCTGCCCCGACTGCTACGACACCCTGAGCGACTGACCTGGACAACGCCCCGATGGGGACACGTTGACCGGTGGGCGGTGTGGCCGATAGGATGCGGCCATGCCGCCCGCTTCCGTTGACGACCGAGTACGCCGGGACACGGCCCACCTGCCCGATGAACTGCGGGGGTCGGTCGTCCTGTTGCGGTTCGCCGAACCGATCAGCCGGATACACTCGCACCACCTGATGCGGGTGCGGCTGACGCATGCTATGTTCGACGATGGGGAAGACGGGACGTACCGCGCAGGGCTGGTGCAACCGCACCGGATCGGTCAGCGACCGTGCCGTGCGTGTAAGCAACCCAGGCGACAGATAGCCCCGACCGAACAGTGGTGCGAGAACCCGACGTGCCGGATGCACCGACGCCGGATCGAGTGCGGCCCGCTGTCCGGTGTGCTGAAGCTGTTGATCTCTGACGAGTTCGTTGAGCCGGACGGTCGGCTAAATCGTGTTGGCCTGATCCTCGACCGGCGGTACAATGATCGAGTGCTGGCTGGCGTGTACCGTGCGGCTGGGATGCTGTGCGACGAGTTGGGTTGGAGGCTTCGCTGATGTGGAATTGGTTGAGAAGCCGACGAGCCTTGAAGCGTGACAACGAGCGGATGGCCGCTCTGTTGCAGGCCGCGATCCCGACGGTGTACGACCGCCTGGGTATGGGACAGGGTGGCGGCGGCTACGGCTCGATCATGGGCATGGGCGGTGGCCCGGACTCCGGTAGCGAAACCGAGATGGTGCGGCACTACCGGCTGTGGAACTACGTCGCCATCAGCCGCATCTGCTACAAGATCGCCGAAGCGTTCCCCAACGTGAGCCGGATCACCACCGACGACGACGACGAGGAACGGCAGCGGTTGACAGTCTCCCAGCGTCAACACATCCGGCAACGGTATGGGTCGGTGATGCAGGCGCATGAAGACCTGGAGCCGGTGTCCGATGGTCACCCGTTGCTTCGACTAATGCACACGGTCAACCCCGAGGACTGGTGGGGGACGTTCATTTACGAGACGGTCATGTTCTGGCAACTGACCGGCCAGTTCTACTGGTGGGTCATCGACAACAACGCCGGGCTGCCGGGCGAGATGTGGGTATTGCCGACGCAGTGGGTTGCAGCGAAGTACGACCGTGACGGCGCGTTGTTGGGATACGAAGTGACACCGGACGGTGACACCCGGCGCAAGTCTCTGATCCCGGCTGACCAGATCATCACCGGCAAACACAAAAGCCCATTAGGAAAGAACCAGGCACACAGCCCGACCGAAGCCGGCAGCGAGTGGATCGACAACAGCGAGAGCATCGAAGCCGCCCGTTGGCAGACGTTCCAGAACGGGCCGTTGCCCAGCGTGTCCATCGAGCTGGATCCAGAGCAGTACGCGAAGCCGGATCCCGACGTGTTACGTGCGGTCAAGGATCGGTTCGTTGCCCGGTACGGTGGGACGGCCCGAGCGGGTGAGCCGATGATTGCTCCGCCTGGGATGAAGGTCAGCCCGTTCTCGATGAAGCCCAGCGAGATGGACTTCCCCGACACCATCGACCAGGTACGGGACCAGGTGTTGGCGTTGCATGGCGTTCCCAAAGTCATTGCCGGGATCACTACCGATGTGAACCGGGCCACCATCTACGGTGCCAACCTGATCTTCTGCGAATCGACGATCAACCCGCTGTTGTCCCTGTTGGCGGGGATCATGAACGAGAAGCTCGCGCCCCGGTTCGGTGAGGGTCTGCGCGTCTGGTTCGACGACGCCCGGCCAGCCGACGCCGAGGAGGAACGGGAAGAAACGAGACTCGATTGGCAGATGGGTGCGATCACTCCCAACGAGCGACGGTCAGAACGTGGGCGCGAACCGATTGAGGACCGGGCGGCAGACAGCGCGTACATCCCGTTGGCGATTCAACCGGTGGGCGGCACCGCCCTGGAAGACGAGATCAGCGACGACATCGCCGACGACAACCCGGCGGGCGACGAGACAGATGACCCCGATGAAGCCATCGAGGACATGGAGGAGAACGAGGCGGCACGGTTCACTATCAGACCATCACGCAACGGAGCGAAGACAAATGGTGAAGTTAGAAGGCGCGGTGACGGGTTCGATGTCCGAGGGAACGGGCGAGGCTCAAACGGTCAAGCAGTCAAAGAAGCCAAAGCCAAAGTGCTGCGACCCGAGGCTGGGGAACTGCACGCGGAAGGACTGGCACGCCCTGCTCGCCAAGAAGGACGACGAGGAATCCTGACACCCCGGTCGGTCTGGCAGTCCCGCCGGGCCGGTCGGGTGTTCAAAGCCTGGGAGCGGGTCCGTAACGCCCAGGAAGAGAACATCACGTTGGCTATCGGGATGTACTTCCAGAAGATGGCGACACGGGCTGGCGAACGGATGGAGGGGATGTTACGCACGGACCAACCGTTCATCTCCGACGAGTTGTGGGTGGACGCCGACGTGGACTTGTGGGTCCAGTACGTCAGCCCGGCGATCATCGTGGCGATGCTGGCCGGTAACCAATTGGAGAGGGAACAGCTTGGGATCGAGATGCCTGAGCCAGACGATCTGGTTGCGGCGAGTCTGGTTGGTGACAGAAGTGTCACCCAACGCGAGCCGATCCGCCGGGCCAACCGAGACGAGTTCTTCGAGCGGTATCCTGGGACACCCGACATATTCGTGGAGATGCCACCCGAGGTGCAGGAGGACATCACCACATACTTGAAGCGGCGTGAGATCCCGGACTGGAAAGAGATCACCGAGACGCAACGAAAGAAGATCGAGAAACGAATCACGAGAGGTCTGGACGAAGGGTGGAGCGGCGACGACTTGGTCGAGGAGATCAAAGCCATCATCCGTCGCGGAGCGTACAAGGGTCAGGCCATGGCAATCGCTCGCACCGAGGGAACGTCGGCGATGAACCACGCGTCTCAGACGGTACGCGACCTCGAGGGCATCCCCGCTAAGATGTGGATCAGTACGTTGGACGCCTACACTCGCAGGAAGAGATTCAACCACCTGGATCCCAATTGGCAGACGGTGCCGAACGCTTCGACGTTCACGGTCAGCGGTGAGCAGCTCATGTATCCTGGCGACAGGAGCGCTAGCGCTGGCAATATCATCAACTGCCGCTGTGATAGTAGCGGGGTCGTGGACATCTGATGCCGTACCCGCTGGACGACGAGGGCCGGGTGCCGTTCATCCGGCGATGCATGAGAGACGCTGAAGCACGCGAGACTTTTCCTGACGATGACCAGCGAGCGGCTTTCTGTTACGCTCAATGGGACGAAGGTCAGGGCTACGGCGACAAGAAGAAACGCAAACGGAGGTCACGGAAGATGGCTCTCGAACCCAAAGCTGAAGAACGCCACGGCTCGTTCCTGACCAGGTGCATGGCCGACGTTGACATGGCCGAGGAATACGAATCGGACGGTGAACGCGAGGAAGCGTGCGAGCTGATCTGGTCGGAAGCCGAAGCACCGAAAGCCGAGGGCGAGGGTGAAGATGTCCCCGAGGAATACTCGGCAAAGGCGCAAGCTGAAGATGACGACCCGGAAGCACCACCGAAGGGCGAAGGTGAAGCACGGGACAAGTGGATCGCGGATTGTCTGGTGTCACCGGACGTGGTCGCCGAGATACCCGACGACGAGAAACGGTTGTCACACTGCGAGGAACAGTGGGCCGCCGAGTACGGTGACGGTGAAGACCTGGAAGAAGAACAGGCGTTTCGGGTGGTGCAGGGTGTGGTGCCGTACAAAGCGACCCCGGCGATGGCCGAGGATGCGGGATGGGATGGCGACGCGGCGCGTAAAAGCCTGGAGGGGTGGGCGTCCGGTGGTGGTGACCTGGACCTGGACAACAGCGGCCAGCGATCCAAATACGAGCAGGGGTTCACGTTTGTCCACGACGACGGGACCACGTTGGCGAATTACTCGTTGCCGCACCATGAGGTCGTCGGTGGTTCGTTGAAGGTGAACCGGCACGGCGTCAGCGCGGCCATCGCTGCGATCAACGGCGGGCGTGGTGGCGTGGACATGAGCGAGAGCGAACGGCGCGGCGCATACGACCACCTTGCCAAGCACCTCAAGGCGATGGACCTGGACCCGCCAGAGTTCAAGCAGTCGGCCATCCGTATCCTGACCGGCGAGCAAGCGTTGGCGGCGGCGTCTGATGCCGAACGATTGCCGACCGGATACCTCCAGCACTGGAGCGACCAGACGGTTGTGCAGAGTACGCAGCCGACGAAGATGTCAGCCGACTTCATCGTGCTGACCCGGCAGCGTGAGCCGAACCGACACGGCAACATCGTCCAGATCGCTGATGGCGAGAACGGGCGCGGACTGATGCTCGACCACTACCGGACGAACCCGGTGGTGATGTTCGACCACGGTCTCAACACGACTCTGCCCATCGGGACCAGCGAGGGACCGGACGGGAAGTTGAGCGTGCGGCTGACCAAGAACCGGGCCACGGCTCGGGCGTACTTCAGCCAGTCGCTACCCGAAGCCGCCACGATCTACGCCCTGATCGACGAGGGTATCCTGCGCACGGCGTCTGTACAGTTCCTGCCCAAGCGGGCACGCAAGCTGTCGATCAAGCAGCGTCAGGACTTCGGCGATGATGAGGTATCACTGGTGGACGGCATCGGTCTGGATTACACCGAGAGCGACCTGTTGGAGTGGTCGGTGGTCTCGATCCCGGCTGACCCTGGTGCGGTGCGTCGGTGCCTGGACCGGGGACACGTCAACGGCGAGGTCATCACGATGTCGCTGATGCCGGTGATGAAACAAATGGGCGGGCCGGTTCCGGTCTGGTCGCCGGGTTGGTCGCCGCAATCACAGCACGTCATCTCAGTCGATGAAGACGAAACGAGCGTGACGGTGAAGTATGAGCGGCACCGTGAAGACGAGGAGGAGCAGGGAACCGACATTGACACGGAAGCGCCCATCCAGACAATTGACTACGAAGCCGTTGCCGCTGCGCTCCAAGACGAGTGGAAACAACGGCAGAAGGTAGCGGGAGCAACTAAGGCCGTGGCCGAGGCACTTAAGCCGGTGACCGAAGCGATGGACAAACTGGAAGCCAAACTATCACGCCTGACCGGATAGGTCGCACACCCAAGGAGATCACGGATGACAGACGAACGAACAGGCGCGACCGACGACGTGCAGCAGGTCGTGGACGCGGTGAAGTCAACAGTGGACGAACAGGTCGCCCCGCTCATGGAACGACAGTCGGCTCTCGACGAGAAACTGGACGAACTGGCACAGCCGTCCTCCAACGCCAGCCAGTTGTTCGGCGGCGGTTCGGCTGCGGGTCACGTCGGACCCCAGACCGGAAGCCAGGGCTACAGTTTCCTGCGCGCGCTCGGTCTGCGGCAGGGGTTCCTCAAGCCCGAGGAAGCGAAGTACGAGCTGGACGTGAACAACCGTCTGCGCAAGCACTACGTTGACCAGGGCGGCATGACATTGGCTGGTGCGAACTCGATGCTGGTTCCTCTCGGCTCGTCTCACATCGAGAACCTGGACAGCGGGCTGGGTGGCGAATTGCGTCAGGCAATGGCTCAGTCTGTCACCGGTCAGGACGCGGACCAAAGGAACTGGGTCGCCCAGAAGATCGGCGGCACTGTCGGTCAGGCGATCAGTTGGTCAAGTGACCCGGCTGGTGCGCTGGTTGCCAACGCTCCGCTCGGCGAACTCATCGA